TCGCAGGGAAAGATCCGAAGAACGTAGCACAGGGCTTCAACATGGCTCGCAAGAAGATGCTGGACGACGGTACGCCGAGTGTTCCCGGTGGCCGTGACGTGAAGGTACTTCTCAAGTGGGTCAACACTGATCGCACGAATGACGACGGTACGCCGGTTGTTGATGCAGACGGTAAGCCGGAGCGTGAGGGTCATGTGTTCCTCATCAATACCGCGAAGTACACTGGTGACACTTCCGGTATGGGTGAAGAGGTTGAGGACGAGCCTGAGGTTGCAACGCAGGCAACTGCGTAGCAATAACGTGAGAGCGGGGTAACACCCGCTCTCATACTACAGCTACCTAAGCGGTGGCTGTAGTATGAGACTCATCACAACATACAGAGAGTTCGTACAGAGCGAGATAACGGAGTACGGCCACGATTGGGTCGAAGCTCAGTTCTTGCTTGGATACGAACCCACGGTAGTTAACAACGTGTGGTGCTGGCGCAAGAACGTTATAACGCTTATGCCGCCTCGCGCCGACAGTAACACGTTGTCGCATCAAAACGGTTAGTAGTACAAGAGTACCTAATACGTCAGAAATTACTTGACATGGGGCGGAATTTGTGCTAGGCTGTCGCCTCGGACAAAACCGTGGTACAGTGGATAAGCGCATTTACAAGGAAAGTGCTGCGCGCACTCAGGGAGCAGGGAGTACCTTTTCGCGGTTATGGTACTCCCTCTCCCGACCCTTTTTAGGAGCTAAGATATGAACTATCGTAACCCCACGATAGGCGAAGTGGCGATGGTTGTTATTGCCATATTTGTAGTACTTGCTTACTTCAATGGATGGGGGTAAAACTAATTAGGAGGTGATGTATCCTTCGGCTACTGTCTATATCTGTTGCTGCATTTGTGTTAGCAGCTCTTATAGCAGCAAGTGTAGGAGAGGCATCAGTCAGCAGTACGAAACACGCCATATGTACCGTATTTGGTAGGTACTGTAGTCAAGCGTTAGCTGTAGCTGGTTGTGAAAGTGGTTATAGTATTTGGGCTTCAAATGGTCAGTACCTCGGTCTATTTCAAATGGGGGACCATGAAAGAAAAACCTACGGACACTCATGGGATGCATGGGGACAGTCAAGAGCAGCATACAGATACTTCCGAGCATCTGGATATGACTGGTCCCCCTGGGCTTGCAAGCCCTACTAAGGCAATAACCCCGCAAGATGAAATCAAGTACTTCATGGAAAGTAAAGAAGCTGGCATGATTTCAACGTTCACAAAACCGCAACTATGGAGAGCCGCTGAAACCCTGTATACCGCGAACGGTCTTGATTGTCCAGTACGTATAGAGAACATAAATGGTGAAACCGTTCTGATCAATCGTGAAATATATGAGCGATCCTCTAGTTAAGGGATTCGCTTGTGATGTTCAAACACACGAAGAGTTTCCCATTCGTGTGATGGATGAACAGGAATTGCGCGAAAGGTTGGAACTGAACATCAGCAACACTACTTCCAAACTGCGTGCCCGCGTAATTGCTGAGACAGCAAAAGATAACGGGCATGGAAGTATGCCCTAACTGCGGCTCTTACGTTGTCGCATTAAGCGACGACACAGGTTGGTGCGCCAGTTGTACCGCGGATCACACTGGCGCACCAACTACTTGCAGAATTTGTAACCGCGTTTCTGCTAATGGTCTATGTAGCCGATGCAAAGAACTTAAATGGCTCACTCGTTATGCCGACGAGGTTGAGCGCATCATGGCTATATATGGGATCAAAGCCAGTAAAGCGCGAAGATTTGTTCGGATAAATAATCGACCTATTTGCAATTCTTGTCATGAACCTATTAAAGGAGGGGCTCAAGGCGTAGACTTATTTTGTACTAAGACAACAGCATGTATCAAAGCTGGAAATGCATACAAGTATCACAAGAATGTTAAACGTAGGTCACACGAAGAGTCATTGCACAGGGCGATGACCATCTCGATCTCGGTACAACTCGTATCAAGTAGAGGTATTAAATGGCAATGAATCGAAACGAATACGAGGCTTTGTTTGGTAAGCCTCAAACCTCAGAACCAGAAGTATTGTCGCCAGAAGAGCATAAAGACTGGCTCTTAGAGAGAATGGCAAACAGTGTCCCCCCGCCTGTGCAGGAACTTAACGGGAACGGGGAATGGACGGAAGATGATGAAATCTTCCAAGGCTACAAGCGTAAGTTCGTAAGAGAGGGTTGGCAGGATTACGATATCTTCCACCTTCTGAGGTACAACGGTACGAGAGAATCTCAGCTTGTAGGAGAGCTGCCACCACCTACGAATGGAACTGCAAACTGGTCGGAGATGGGTTGTTATAAGACCAGCACAGGGTTGTGGTATCTTGAACGTAAGCTAGCTGAGATGCAAAAGTTCAAGAATCCTTCTGTACTGATAATCACATCGAAGGGCGGTAAGGGTACATTCCTAGAAGCTGTACCTGAGATTCTGCCGGACTTCCAGATTCTTAACATCGAGACACAGAGTATCTCGTTGTATAAGAATGGCTTCATGTTGAAGCTTCCGCCGGACAAGCTAAAGTTCGTGCCGGAAGAGTTCGCGTTTCCTGTAGTCTGTCTTGCTCACTACGATATCTTCTCTCGCAGTAACTTTGGCAAGGTGGAGATTGATGAAGAGGGTAATCCGATCAAGGATGAGAAGGGTGGCTTTAAGTTCAAGCCACCACTCCAAGCAGACTACATAATCGCGAGAGAGTGGGACTTTGTTTGGTGTGACGAGTTCCACAGACTCAAAGATCGTAAGGCACGTTGGACGGTCAACATTAAGAAGGTCAAATCGCGTGTTGGCCGGCACGGAAGCACAGGAACCGGATTCATCAATAGACCAGACGAGATTTGGTCACTGTTGAATTGGTTGGACAAGAAAAAGTACGGTTCGTACTGGAACTTCCGTGAAGAGTTCTGTGAAGTTGACGACTCGGATGGTTACGCTAAAATCGTAGGGTGTAAACCCGAAAAGCGTGACGAGTTCAGACAAGTCGTTAGAAGTATCGGAGTTCGCAGAACGCTTGATGAAGTCCTGCCCGACATTAAGTTCCCCATCTTCAAGCCAGAAGAGGTAGAGCTTAATAAGGAGCAGCGTAGGATGTACAACGCAATTAAGATGGAGCTTGCTGCACTCGATAAGAATGGTGTCGAGCTACACGCAGCGAATGTTCTATCTCTATTGCAACGTCTGCGACAAATCTGCGTAGGCACACCAGAGGTAACTGCGGATTACTACGATGCAGCGTTGGGTCGTAGGATACAAAAGATCCGCTTGACCGAACCGAGTTCTAAGCTCGATAAGGTCATGGAAATCCTAGAGGGTCTACAATGGGACGACGAGCATAAGGAACCGCTCGTCGTCTTTTCGTGCTTTAAGGACCCACTAGAGCTTCTGAAAGCCAGACTAGATAAGCACAATGAGATCGCAGCAGGAACTGACTGGGAGATGCCATACATTCATCTCGATGTTGGGGATAGCGATCTCGTAAGGTACGAAAAATGGTTCAAGACATTCCCGAAGATGCAACACCGGGTGTTTATGTCCACTCTACAGCTTGGTGGAGAATCCATTAATCTAACCCCAGCTAGGCATGTAGTGTTCTTGGATAGATCGTGGAGTCCGAAAGATAACAACCAGGGTATCGGCAGGATTAGACGGCCAGGTCAGAAGGGTCAGCCAGTCGTTATCCACATCAACGCAATCAACACAACCGATCAATATGTCGAGCGAGTCAATGATGTGAAGCATGGGTGGTTTAAACAGATATTCGGGAAGGAAGAGTAAGCTGGCTACTTTAGTAGATAGACTAGATGGGATCATAGATGGCTACTACGGTGATAGCTACGACTACGAACTGATAAGGGCGATTCTCGAAGAAATCGAAATTCTCAATTCCAGAGGAATTCTCAAGGAAAAGAATCTCGGCCGTCTAATAGAGATTCTCCAACATGAAAGATAAACACGACAAACCGTCTAGTACAGTCTTATAGGCAAAGCCGGGGCTTGACTTTCGGCCCCGGCTGTGGTAGGGTCTGACATACATCGAACCGCGAGAACAGGAAAACCGTAAATGGCTGTTAAGCGTATAGACCACGCAGGGTGGTATGAGTACGAAGGTACAGGAACCATACTCTGTGGTAAGTGCGTACAAACGGATTTGGACAGAACCGCGAAAGGAGAGTATACGGGCAGCTTAGCTGTGACGCTCGATATGGTAGAAGAATTGTCTCTCGACGAAGGTGCGTATCAATGCGATGGTTGCCTAGACCAAAGTGAGAACTATGATGACGAGTCCGAAAATTAGTGTAGAAGCCGCTAGATCAACAATGCGTGCGACTGGTTCAAGAGCACTCGCACAAGCGTTGGTTTGCGGCATAGACCTAGTAGTAGAAGAAGGTGGTACACTGTCTCAGACTGATCGTATCAACCTAACGACAATGACTATCATGGCCTATCAAGAGGTACTTGATTCATGCAACATGCTAGATGTTGAAGTCAACCTACAGGAGCTTCGCGACTACGACGGGTAACGGAGGAGCATCAGATCCGCTCGTAGTTGCTACTGCTGAACTATCGGTGATAGTAAATCGTTGGGTAAATGAGTTTCGTGCAGATCATCCACCACTTGCGAGAAACGAAATGCCTAATAGCAGTTTTGGTCAAACATCGTGGGTGGGAGATTATCGAAACGCTTCAAATGCTGTAAGCCAACCACAGATGGGAGCAATCGAAAAGCTAGGCCAAATGATTAATCAAGACACAGGTGTTCTTCGCAAGATAATGAAAGTCAAGACTAAAACTACATCGCTTGATCTTGCGGATAGAATTCTTCAAGCCATAGAACGTACAGATGCGTTACACAACGGTGAACTACACATAATCCCGAATCCTCGTTGGAGTCAAGAAAAATGGTTAGAATGGAAAAGGGGGTGCGAAAATGACTTCTATTAATGTAGTGCTGACACCAAATAGCACCCATCAAGATTTGCTAAAAGCCTATTTCCAAGCAGCAGAAGGCGTCATATGGGAATATTCTACGCAAATCAAATCTGATACTGATGAATTGAGAAAGTCTGTGCGTGAATATGCAAAAGCTCATAATCTAGATACCGGCTTTATTAAGGATGAAGATGACAACTATTGATTTTGCAAGTACAACCGTACCAACGATCCCATCTAAATGGGATATCATACCTGTTCACAGTTCTGATCGTGCAAGCTTCAAGTTCTGTCGTAGACAGTGGAAGTGGTCTAGTCCTAACCAGTTCAATCTAGTTCCTTCTGCAAGCGTGTATGGCGTACAGAAGAACTTATGGTTTGGGACTGGAATCCATCATGCGCTAGAGCGTTACTACAGTCCTGTAGTTCGTGAAGATCCTGCTGTTGCGTGGGATGCGTGGTTTAATCTTCAATGGCGTGGTGGGGTCGTATCTGACGATGACGTGGCAGAGTTTGTAGATCGTAACCCGCGCGTTGGTCACGATGGTTACTGGACGGTAGATGGTCTAAAAGACATTCTTCCTGACACACACTTGAACGAAGAGTTGTTCATGGAGATGCATGACCTTGGAATAGGGATGATGAAGTTCTATAAGGAGTACGCTGAGGCTAACGATAACTTCCGAGTACTCCTGACAGAGCATGACTTCTCTGTTCCTGTAGTGAATGATAAGGGCGAAGCGCTTTACATGGTAGATAAGCGTGAGATGCCTAAGGACTGGGAACCGGACTTTGATACGGGTAATGACTTTGGTCCACTCATGTATGAGCGTACTCCACCGGATCAAGGTTATGACGTTGATTACGATACACCGGAGTTATTGAAACAAGTTCACGTCCGAGGTAGGATGGACGTGATTATCCAAGAACTAGAGTTTGGTAGGTACGGAATACGTGACTATAAAACTGCATCTAAGGTGGACGGGGACTACTTTCGTCACCTGGAACTCGACGAACAGTGTACGTCTTACCTGTCGTTTGGTGAATTGGAAGCGAAGCTCTATGGTTACGAATTCGACAAGTTGGAGTTCATCGACTACGTTGCAATCTTGAAGGGCTATCCTAAACCGCCGACGATGTTGAAGAATGGGATGCCCAGTATCTCGCGTACAAGCGAGACAACAACCGCAGAACTGTTTGAGAAGTTCATCGCCGATTACGGGCTTAAGCCTGTATACGACGTGGACGACAAGTTGCAGAACTATTACGCATGGCTACTTGAACAGGGTGACAAGCGATTCATCCACGTAGAGAAAACGTGGCGTAATAGCGAGCAGCGTAAGAACGCGATGACTAGGCTGTACTACGAAGCCTACGATATGCTCAATGATCCGGTACCATATCCTAACCCGACCAAGAACTATTCATGTTTGAACTGCGTGTTTAGGACTCCTTGCATCCAAGCCGAGTCGGGCGATGACTATGTAGCAACGTTGAAAGACGGTTACATAACTAACTGGAATAGATGATGCCCGCATTAACCAACGAACAGATAAACGCACTACTTAAGCTCGAAGAGAAGAAGCAACTGCGCAAAGCAGCACAGGGCAAAGAGCGTCCGATCCAGATAGGCCCGCTACGTTACATGGAGAAGGACGACAAGTGTGCTAGTCGAGGCTGTAGTGGGCCTAGTAGAATACAGGTAAAGGGGGTACCGTATTGTAGTAGTCACGCGCTTTACGCATTGAACGAACTCTACATGAAACTTGAAGGTAAGTACGAGTTTGACGATTGCGTATGTAATGCCGGAAGGCATTCAAAACACAACGTGCATACAACAGATTGCCCTGTCTTTCAAAGACTAAAGGAACGAGATGACAGCAGTAGCTCCAGCACCAGCACCACAACCAGTTAACGTAAAAGACCTCATAGGTGCGCGCAATCTTGACGGTTCGGTTGAGTTTCTCAACATGATGTTGTATGGTGAACCGTCAGCCGGTAAGACATTCTTCTTCGGTACAGCAGAAGAGTGGCCGGAAGAATTCTTGCCTGCACTTCTGATTGACATAGACGGCGGATTCGATACGATTCGCAATCGCACTAAGATCGACGTATCACCACCTGTGCGGAGTCTTGCAACGCTAACGAGTATTTTCGAGAAGCTGGCTGCGAACTTCAGCACAGGTGATAAACACTACAAGTGTGTTTGTCTTGATAATATCTCTGAGTTGCAGAAGATAGATATGAACGAAGTGATGCGTCAAGCGAAGCTCACGGCTAACAATCCTGACAACGTAGATGTGTATGTACCGTCGCCGCGTGAATGGGGTAAGAACGGTGAGCGCATGAGAGTAATCATCCGTGCGTTCAGGGATTTGCCGTGTCACACAATTGTGCTTGCTCACATAGATGAGCGAGAAGATCAGATGACCAAGATTAACCGGATTTGGCCGAGTATGCCTGGTAAGATGAGGCATGAGATACTCGGCTTCTTTTCGGTTGCAGGGTATCTTAGTGTCTACGAAGAAGAGGGGGCGGTTAATAGACAGATTCAGTTCAAGAAAACCAAAAAGGTCCAAGCACGAGATAGGTTCCAGGTTCTACCTGACCTGATGAAAGATAATCCTACACTTCCACAAGTCTGGAAGATCGTAAAGGATAGTGGTGCCGTAATCAAGGATGAAAGCGCGATTAGTGCGCTAGCTGCTACAATACCTCCAACATCGTAAGGAGTAATTTTGTCTGAGACAGAGATTCAGCCTGAGTTTCCTGCCACTCTCGATCTGTCAAGTGCGGATACGCGCGGTAACTACATGGAGAACGGTTGGAAGGATGCCGTCGTCACGAACGTTACGCCCATCGTAACCACGAATCCTGACGGCAATCTTCCGGTCGGTACGCCCGGTATCAACGTCGAGTTCACAATCGACGGTGGACAGTACAACGATCGCCGTGTGTGGAATCGTTATTGGTTCCCGCCTGCGGATTACGACCCCGACAAGCGTGCTAAGACGCTTAACATTCTCGCGCGGTTCCTCAAGGGGATTGGCTACACAGACGAGGATATCAAGCGTCCTGATTTCGCGCTTGAGCCTGAGAACATGGTCGGGCAAGAGGTAAAGGTCAACACGAAGTACGACGAGGACTACGACAACAACAAGGTCAACGGTGTCAAGCCTCGTTCGGCAGGTGACGCTACTTCTACTGGAGCTGGTCTGCTCTAGTAGTTAAACGCTTGGGTGCTCTGAGGGACAAGAACGTGGGTTAGTGGGTGGATCGGTATTACGGTATCGAGGTAAGAGCACCCAAGGAAAGGAACCGCATGTCAACGTTTACCAATAAGACGATCATTGACGAGATAATCGCGAACGACGGTTACTATCCAGACGATCCGCGAGTCGTTAGGATAGTCGAATACACGAACGGATTTGGTGGACAGTGTTGGGGAGTTACTTGGGAAACTGAGTCGCCCGACAACCAGTTCAGATACGACACACCTACACAGTATGTCATTAGTCCTAAGGTAATCTGGACCTGTATTTAATAAGTTGGAGGAACGTGGACTATCCGGTCGTAACGGGCGCTGCACAACGGACGGTACCAGATGGGTTGTTGCCAGCCGACCGAACCGTGTGAACCCGTGCGTTTCTCTAACATTTAAACAAACCGCTAGCTAGAAAGAGCTAATGAGTCAAGTCGCAGCAGCCGCGAATAACGAACTGCGAGTGCAATTCTTTACTTATTTGTTTGGGGATAAGACTCCAGGTTATTTGTGTATAGCGACAGCAGATAAGGAGAAAGCTAACTTCATCGAAAAATTTTTCTTTTGGCCAGCCGAAAGTATGGCTGCCGCAGCCTACATCGGTAATCATGCTATTACCGATAACATTTGGTTCGGCGTTACTCTCTTGCGTAGACAAAAACGATCAAAAGAAGATGCATTATCAAGCTCATTCGTATGGGCTGATCTAGACGAGGTAGATTATACCTCTATTGAGCCTGTGCCTACTTGCGTACTTGAAACAAGTGCGGGTAGGTTTCAGGCTTTTTGGCGTTTTTCGGGCGATCCTATTCCTCCGCTTTTGGCCGAAGAATACTCGCGCCGTATAGCTTATAGCACAGGGGCGGATAAATCCGGTTGGGATATGACCCAACTTTTACGTGTTCCGTGGACGTACAATTTTAAGTACAATCCGCCGCAACAAGTGGCTGTTCAATCTATCCTTATGGATACATATGAGGTAGAAGAGTTTGAAAAACTTGCGCCTGCTGAACAGCTTTCACCTATGAGCATTGCGGATTATAAAATTCCCGAAGAGCTTCCTGACTTTAATCTAGTCCTCGCAAAGTACAGAACTATCTACGGTCTAGACGAAGAGTTTTCTAGATTGTATACTCGGACTCCGGCAGAAACAGAAGATTGGTCTAGACTGATGTGGCGTTTCATACATATATGTTTTGGTATGAGTATGTCTCGTGAAGAGGTTTATGTCATCGCTACACAAGCCGCCTGTAACAAACACGTTCGGGATAATCGTCCTGTTAGTTATCTATGGCGTGAGGTTATTAAGGCAGATCAAGAGCATAGTCATTACAACGCTATTGTAACTGGTAAGATACAGCCAGTAGATACGATGCCGCATCTGGTAGACTTCGACAAGATCGAAGAAGATGCGTTCATAAAGGAGTACAAAGTATGGGCATCACAAGCCACAGATGCGCCAGAACAGTATCATGAACTTACGTGTTTCATCCTTCTTTCGTCGGTTATATGCTCTGGACTATGGCTTGCAGTTGACTGGGGAGAAATTGTCCCGAACTTATGGGGACTCATGCTTGGAGAATCAACTCTTACACGTAAGACGACAGCTATGCGTCTCGCAGTCGATATGCTTAAAGATGTTGACAATGATCTTATACTTGCGACTGATGGAAGTGCAGAAGGACTACTTACAGGTTTATCGCAACGCCCTGGACGAGTATCTATCTTCTGGAAAGACGAGATAAGTGGACTCTTCGACTCAATCAACAAAAAGGACTACCTCGCTGGCCTGCCGGAGACTCTTACTCAGCTCTACGATGTTCCCAAAGTTCTCACTCGCCTACTCCGCAAGGAGACAATTACCATATCCGAACCGTACTTCATCTTCTTCGGAGGCGGGATACGTGATAAAGTTTACTCGCTTCTCAACGACGAATACATACTGTCTGGATTTCTACCAAGGTTCATTGTGGTATCCGGTGAGAACGATCTTTCTAGGTTTCGGGGAACCGGCCCGCCTACTGTTCAATCAACTGAACGTAAAGACCGTATCATTAGAACGATTACTGATTTACACGACAAGTACACTCCTGCTACTGTCCAAGTTGAAATCGCTGGTCAGAAGGTAGATATGCCTGGACCTCGCGTAGAAGCGCGTTTGACAGAAGATGCGTGGAATAACTATAGACGCATCGAGCGTATTCTTACACACACTGGCGCTCAATCAGATTCATCTATGCTTGCGTTGCCTACGTTTTCACGAATGTCATTCAGTGTATTGAAGATGAGTATGCTAGTCGCTGCATCACGTAGAGAACCTGATTCAGCAAACCGTTTAGAAGTTACAGAATCAGATGTAAACCAAGCCGCGTTTTACATGGAGAAGTGGGGTCACTACAGTATCGAGCTAATCTCCAATACGGGCGTCACAACCGCAGAAAAGATCCTCAGACGCTCTCTGCATTACATAAGAGAACATAACGGTCTTACAAAAGCAGAACTGATGCAACGACAACGTTTAGGCGCGAAGGAGGCAAAGGAGATTATCGAGACTTTGTTCCAACGCGGTTTGATCGATGCTAAAAAGGCAGGTCGTGGTCATAGACTCTATGCATTAGGTATGGATAATGAAGAAGCATGAGAGGATTCCCGGTATGAATAACGGGCCTAATCCACAAGTACCGGCAGACATTACATGGGACGCAGACAACCCACCTGTGCTGTTTGTTTGCAGTAACCACTTGTTTCACCTGTCTGGTTGTGATGGTAATTGTGGTGAATTAGTTGCAACTGAAAATCGTGTTAATCTCATCAATGAAGGTCTTGCGTTTGCGCGTGCCGGCATGAGTTGGCGTGGAATCCCCTCCGCATATGAAGCTACCATCCCTGTGCCGGGAGTTAAAGTGGAACTGACCGATATGCTTATATGGATGGAGCAGATGCGAGATATTTTTTGCGAAATGTCAGGTATATCTCCTGACGAATTTGAGGATGAGTTCGCGCGTAGGAAATATGAATTCCTACATCGAATCAGAATAATGAACGAATCACACATTCGCAAACAACAGATAGTCGATATGATAAGAACTCCGATCCTCGGTCCTGACGGCAATCCATTGTGAGCGACGAACGTCGTTCAGCGGAGCCGCATGATCGTTTTACCAGATTGTGCGATGCAATGATTGTAACATTAGTAACACAGACAGAGTACGATGCTGATGTAAAGTGTATTGTGTTTCTTAATGACGACGAACGTGGTGGTCTTGTGTTACATGGTTACGAAGATGATGCCGAAGCGATCAGTGATCTACTTATACACCTACGCGCAATCTTCCGATCGAACGGACAAGAACTATTATTCGCACCCATAGGTAAAGGATGATGCCGTGGTGGGCTTGGCTACTACTCGGCCTTGCCGTTGGGTACGTGTTAGGCGTACAAGGCGAGTGGCGACGCATGACTAAACGAGGTACTTGGTGGTAGAGCGTAAACACCCATTGGCTGAATGTGAAAAATGCCCACTTGCTTCTATGCCCTGTGCTCCGACTTCCGGGGACCCGAATTCTAAGATAGCTTTCGTATCACGTAGTCCAGGCCAGTACGATGTTGTAGTTAAGAAACCTTTTGCGAATCCGCGTGGAGCAGGAGCCGTATTAGATCATCTCTTGGCGCGTTATCGAGTTAAACGAGAGGACGTAATAACTACCAATGTTGTTCTATGCCGTTCGGACGATCCGCCAAGAGATGCTATTATGGCATGTAAGCCGCGACTTGAAGAAGAGATCAAGCATTGCTCGTTGGTTATCGCTGGTGGAACAGAAGCAACTACCGCCCTTACACGTTATCGAGCCGTCTTTACTGCACGACCCTTTATACACAATAGAACTTCAAGTGCGGGAGTTAAACAACGAGTTATCGTCACTAACAATCCCGCTCTTGTTGTAAGAAATTCAGATGCATATCCAGATATGGTTGAGGATTTTCGGCGAGCGTTCGATCCTCCACCGCCGCCAGTCTTTCCAGAAGTGGAGATAATCAACGATGCTGATGTTGCTACAAGAACACTCGGAAGATGGCTCAAAGATGCGCCTGCAATTATGGCTTCCGACCTTGAATGGCGAACAACAACTAACGAGCCAGTCTGTGCAGGATTCTCTGCAAGAGGCGAGAAAGCTGTTGTATTCGGTTTGGGAGCAATTAGCGATGAAGGAGTTAGAAATCTCCTCAGAAAATTTTACGGCTCAGGTAGAAGGTTCATTTGGCACAACGGAAAAGCTGACACTAAGATTTTATCACTCGGTAACATTCCCGCAGAAGTAGATGCTGATACTTTTATTATGTCTTATTGTCTCGACGAGCGTCCTGGGTATCATAGCCTTGAGTATTTACTTAGCACTAAGTTCGGGTGGCCGGACTACGAACCAAAAACGGTAAAGGAGTTTAAAAGAACAGGGGAGTTCTCCGGGGACACAGATGCCAAAAGGCGACTTACCGAACGAGAGTTGTACAAATATAACGGATGGGACACAGCTGGAACTTTTCAACTCTACGAATTGCTTAATCCGCAACTTGATTCTGACAGAGGAGGATCTGTACGTCCTCTCTATGAGAGACTTCTACAAACGAGTACGCGAATTAGGACAGTCGAACTCAACGGATTTCATTTCGATGTTGAGGAGGCTTGCAATATAAATGAGAGAGAAGCGATCCCGCAATTGGCTGCTCTCACAGAACATATCCAAGACGTTACCAAACACCCGTTACTCAATCCAGCTTCCCCATCTCAACTACAGAGCGTACTATATGGAGAATGGAGTCTACGACATAATCTACGAGATAGCGGGAAGAAAAAGTTACGTACATCTACAGGAAAAGAAGTCAGGGAAGAAATATTTGGTGGACGTTTCGAGTGCAAACCAAACCGCAGAGAACACATAGTTCGTTGGGCTGAGTTTCAAACACAGTTTTCGAAGATATCCAAACTCAAAGGAACGTACCTTGAAGGACTCGCAATCAGAACCCTCGCAGACGGAAAGCTATATTGTCACTTTAACCCTTGTGGAACTGTCAGCGGTAGGACGTCAAGTAATAATCCCAATTTCCAAAACATTGCCCGTGAAGGATATGCGGAAATACCTGGTATCAGAACGCTTTTCCTTCCATCTCCAGACCATGCCATTATCTCAGCAGACTTCTCTCAAGCGGAGTTGCGAACATGCGCTAAGCTTAGCGGAGACAGCAATCTTCTATCGATCTATAGAGATTCTGCTAGAAGCCTACACAAAGAGCGGGCAGCCGCTTTCTACGGTGAGAATTACAGTTACGAAGAATACGTTAGATCAAAAAACATCAACTTCGGGGTGACGTATGGGCAAAGCGCACAGGCGTTTGCACAAATGTATCACATGCCTGAACGCGAAGCCCAAGAGTATATCAATTCTTGGTGGACTGAGTTTCCCGACTTGCTCGCTTGGACGAAGGAGCAGAAACAACGTGCTAGAAAAGATGGTTTGATAGTTTCGCCTTTTGGCCATAAAAGACGTTTCCACTTGATAACCGACGAGAACGTGGGAGATGTAGAACGTGAAGCAGTTAACTTCTTACCACAGAATATTGCTGCTTGGCTTACTCTTTCTGCTTTGTGTGATCTCGTTGATATGGGCATACACGTTGTCGCTACCGTACATGATAGCATTGTTGCTGATATACCTACTGGGTCTATTAATGATGTGGCTTGCGCGATGAAGTCTGTAATGGAATCGCAAGTAGAAAAACAACTTGGTTGGACTGACGTTCCATTTCTAGTAGACATATCCGTCGGACCTAACTGGGGTTCGTTAGAAGAACTCGATCTAAAGGTGGCAGCATAATGCCTAGGGAACCGTGTGGCGTACCAACACCGTTAGGACCGTGTACTATGCCCGCGGGCCATGAGGCTACATGGCACAGGCATAGGGAGTACGAGGGTATCGTCTGGAAAATGGTTACTCGGACGAGCGTCATACAAGGTAGTGGAATGAATAGCCTCACTAATGCAATCTCACGTAATAAGTCTTTGGATCACAAACTAGTAATTGAAGTAATCTGTCAGTAAAGCGCAGTTCCGCAACCAACTACAAGAAAGGATTAACATGAGCAGCACACCTTTCGATGATCCGAACGAGAAGCTTCCCGACGATACAGCACCTGAGACAGAAGAGGATACCGAGGAAGAGGAAGAGACAGAAGAGTAATGTCAGTACCACAATCAAGCCCAAACAAAATTTACCAAGCTCAGTTTACTACGAACTCGGCTGTACCTCTCACTCCAGAAGAAGAAACTGAATACACACAGAAGATGGCTGACATACATGAATGGGCCAGAGATCGCATAGAAGTTAGATTACAGAACGATCCTGACATGAGACAGTACAACTGTACCGTTGAAATGAAACAACAGCTACCTTAGGAGTAACAAAATGAAATCAACACATTGGGAAACACCGTCAGGTTATGTTTGTAGCGCGTATTGCACGTCTTGTGGTAGGGACTTTTCCGGAGATAAATTATTTGATAGACATAGAATTGGTAAACATGAATATACATACAGCGAGGGATTAAATTCTATCCCTCCACTTGAAGATGGTCGCAGATGCATGACAACTGACGAGATGCTAGAAGCTGGTATGCGTCCTATGACAGAAACAGAGATGAACGAAACAGCTAGACATAGGCATAGAATTGGCTTTAACGTTGAAATGTGGTTCGATCCTACTATAGCGGAAGATGTAAAGAATAGGCTTCGTCCAGAATGACACCCTTTTACACCGGAGCTTCCGCCAAAGCCGACTGGCTGCCTCCATCTAACGACCCTAGACGCCTGTCAGAAACACTCTCTGACCCGCTGACGGGTTTCGCGGAGGCTCATGTAAGGTGGGGATTCTCCGTCCCGACCGCTGACGGGGTTCGCGGAGGCTCGCAGGACGAACCTTGTGACAATTAAAACAATCAAATACATCAAGTAAGGTAAGAGTGCAAATGCCCGCTAGAATTTCTGTATCAGACTTAATCAAGGTAAACGCTCTCGACCCCGGTGTGACTACCGGGTACGCAAGTGGGATAATCGAGGATGGCTCGATGGGCGTAATTAGTGGACAAGCTGTATGGAACGAATTGCAGCTTTACCGTAATCTGCAATCATCGAGGCCAGATATTATCGTGTATGAGCGATTTGAGTATCGGAGTACAAATGCATATAGCAAATCACAACTGTCTGACGTAGAGCTATTCCCTCGTAATCTCATCGGTATTATTAACCTCTATGCACAGAAAGCAGCAAGTTTGAACCTCTTGCATGAAACGGGCAAAGTAGTAAAATTGTACCCACAGCTTCCAGCTTATGCACTCGGAAAGAATGCGTACTTTACTGACCAGAAGCTCAAAGCTGCAAAAGTATACAAAGTAGCAAGTCCACATGCGAATGACGCCATGCGGCATTTGCTACAGTGGTGGCAATTCGGCCCAGGCTTTGAATTCAACACTAGTGGATTTGAACCTCTTGCATGAAAGGGACTCATGAAGAATGCAGTAATAGCTGCGGTCGTTGCGGCCATAGTTAGCGTAGGAGTAAGTTCAGCGGCGCCGGGCTTACTACCAGGCAAACAACACTTTGCAAACTTCGGACCGTTTTGTATTAGTAAGGGTCCGAAATTTAGTACGCCTGGTGGTATTATGAGAGCAGTACGCACAGGGCAAAAATGCATGGTAGGTGAACGACGTATTCAACATATGCGAATCCCGTTAGAGCCATTTCCACGTATTCCTGGTCCGAAAGGTGATAAGGGTGAGAAAGGTGCAACAGGTGCAACAGGAACAGCCGGAGCAACAGGTGCGACTGGAGCGACTGGAGCAACAGGAGCTACAGGAGCTACGGGACAAAAAGGTGATACCGGATCTACGGGAGCTACGGGGCAGACTGGCAGGACTGGAGATGTTGGTCCCGTTGGTGCAAAAGGAGATACAGGAGCAATAGGGCCTAAAGGTGATACAGGTGCTAAGGGTGATATAGGCCCAGTAGGCCCGAAAGGTGATACAGGAGCTACGGGTGCAACTGGCCCACAAGGACCGAAAGGAGATGCAGGAGCCGCAGGTAAAGATGGACTTGGTAACGGTGTTATTCTAGTATGCGTATCGAATGGTGGATCATTGCAAATGGACGTGAATGGACAACCTTGTGATAACGAAGGTCATCAGCCTATTAAACTTGTTGTAGTTAATCCGTAATCATGGGGCCTGTAGCTCAATGGTTAGAGCAGGCGGCTCATAACCGTCAGGTTCTCCGTTCAAATCGGAGCAGGCCCATAATAAAATTGCCCCCACTTATCAAAAGCAGGGGCAACTGATGCCGCCTAAAACAGGCGTGTCTACATATACTTAAGACTTAAACCATAAACCTCCTGCATTATTCTTCGATTTCAGACGGACGTTCAGCAGACAGCGCTGACGCATGACCTACGATGATCGCGTAGACTGACAGAAATACTAACCAGGGTAATGACTCTCGTAAATACCAGCTTATAGGTAGTCCGGGCAAAATCCATAGTACCAATAACGTACCATGAATCCTTCTTGCGGTTTTTGACGTCATGCTAAAACTAGCATTAAACCTTTGCTATAGCTACGCAGAGTGATAGACGCGCAACTTATAGTAGTGGCTGTGAATCTCGCAACACCGTAAATATACATGTTGTCCTCAACTTAAATTGTAGGGTGGGGGTAAGAGGATTTTAACCTCTTACCCCCGGCTCACGAAGCGCAGAAGGAGAGAACTACGCTTCGTTTTTACTACACAGTGGGCACCTTGCGGGTCGTTTAAGTTACGCGGTCGGCCTCTGCATAACCCCACTGTGCAGTAGTGTCAAGGGGCTGTCTTTATACAAGTGAAAGTCGTTACCTGACCGCCCGGATGATTTATTACCAACTCACCTTCTACAAATCCATCAGGACATGTTAATCCGCCTGCTGGGCCTGGTGGGCCTGTATCTCCTTTTTGGCCTTGTGGGCCTGGTGGTCCTATTGGGCCTATTTCTCCTTGAGGGCCTGTATCACCTTTTGGCCCCGTAGCAACATTGACGGTGGTTGTTGTTACCGCGGCTTGTGAACCAGCACTTAAAGCTTTCGATGTTAAATAGCCTGCACCACCAGCAAGCGCTAAACTACTAACCAGTAGGATTATCGCGCGCATGTTCTTCTTCCTCTTCTTCTTTTTTCTTAAGTCCGGCGGATCTTAATGCAGCCCATCCAGTTAATGCGCTACCAATTCCCATTAATGCTGCACCTAATCCGGCAAGTGTCCAATCTTCACCTAGCTTGAATATTAAAGACGCCAATCGATTAACTAGTAGCATTCTTTCTGCGCCAAACAACAATACTCGTGACGACTCCTGGGATTGCTCCAACAACGATCGTTAGAGCAGCAATAACCGCCGGGTCGTCCACGCCAGCAAAGTACGCTATCAGAACGACAACAGCACTCGCAAAAGCAGTTGTCTCTGCGGGACGGCTTTTCATACGTTCACGTGAATGAAGCATTGAACGTCTGTAATATTCCGTTGACGACGCATTACCTCTCCCCCATTGCTGTCATTTCCCACAGCAGTATTACCTTCTATTGTTGAAAACTGTGTTTTGCCAGTAGTCCACTTATCAAAAATTCCTACGTGATCTGCAACTCCATCACGGTTCCAATCGTAGGCCACTAAATCTCCCCGCACAGGTGTGGTGGTGCGCGACAAACCATTGCGTGTGGCGAACGCATCGTTTACCATAAACGGTACATAAGCGTAACGTGCGCTACGACTAAAAGCTTTTGAACCTGCTGTTACGCCGCACCACGTTACGAACATCGCGCACCAGGGACCAGTAACTCCGTACCATTCGGAGAACTTTACCTTGTTGCTACCGGGCGGATTTTCCTTCGTGGATATCCATTTAGCGGCTTCGTCGGCAATCTTATCACCTAACGGTTTACCAGCTAGTTGCCTCTTCCTAGCAGCAATTCGTGCTTTCATTGCGAGGCTAGGTTGTTTATTGCCTGTGACTAGTGCGTAGAACGCATCGCCAGCACGGTAGTCTACGTTCTTAAGCGCATAACCTAGCCAGTATTTAGCTTTGCGTACTGCGCCTGCTGTCTCAGGACCGTAGATACCATCTGCCTTACCATGCAAGTAGCCCGCGTTTATTAAAGCCGTCTGAACCTTCTTAGCATCTGAACTATGCATCAACGGACTAGTTATTGTAAGGTTCATACTCCTCCCTTTAGTTTAAGCACATTCCTCAGCGTTCCTTTGGATGGTTGTTGTAAATGCTCTATATGGCCATCTTCCACCAGATACAAACGCATCGCCGTCATATAATGGAGTAGAACAAGCTGTCGCTATTTTATTTCCAACTAACGCTAGCGGTCGCACGTTTGGTTGAAATTCTATTACGTTACTATCATCTAATATTATTTGAGGTATTGTAGATACTAATTCAAATTCATGGCACACAAGATCGTATCTCCATAATTCAGCAGCATAAGGCGCAGAAACATAAGAAGGAGCACCATTTATTTTTTCGATTAGAACCCATACATTTTTTCTATCTGCTTTAACGGAAAAAAGTCCAACGCGATATGGAAGGAATCCACTAAAAACAGAAACCCATCTTGAAGATCCTGTTTCTCGTTCTGGATAAAAATCATATATAGTAATAAATGCGCTATCAATACCATAAGAATTAACTATAACAACAACAACATATTTGAATTCACCTTCATGCGTAATCATACCAGGACTGACAGCATATACTTCTTGATATCCAGAAGGGGCAGTACCCTCATCAGGATTAGCAACATATACATCGGCAACAATACTACTTCTTTCTATTACCAAATTCCAACGTAGAAATTCATAAAGAACTCCTCTTCCAGTTCTAAAAGTATGAGTGGGATGCCACGGCATTAAATATCAACCCAACTCGACCCGTTAAATCTTTTAATATAAAAAGCACCTTCACTTGTAGAACCACCCCAAACAGATGTATAACATACACCTACACCAGACGGATAAAGATTCGATCCTATAATAGTAGTACCCGAAGCATCGTTAAAAATGATTATAGGATGACCCACATCACCTGGATCAGCATTAAGATATACATTGGTTATTCCAAAAGTAGTCCAAAGTGAATTATCAACTCCTGGACCGAAAGAAGTACCTGGACTACCTGTCATTGTTGGCAAATCAGTAAAAGGTTCAAAATTATCTGGAAAAGCAGAATTAAACGTTCCTATAACTGACCACAAGCCTGCTGCGTATCGCCATACTTTCATTGTATCACAACATTCGTATGTGGGTATAGAGATTGGATCAGTAATAGTTGGATCAAAATAACCAGGTGGGCCTGTAAAATACTGTCGTCTAAAGTGTGCGGAAATACAGTAAATATAAGTTCCATCCGTGGCTATAGTCGGAGGAAGATCATCTAAACTCCATCTGTGATAACCAGGCTCGTACGCTAATTTAGACATAGGAGATAAAATATTAGGCATTCCAGTATCGTATATTGGGCTGAAAGCAGATTCATAAACGGCTTGTGTTGTGGGAGTAAGAATGCTAGAATTTACTACTTGAGCTGCCCAATAAAAGAATGTACTTGGTGAAGGGAGTCCAACCACAAGATCCATGTAACCTTCATTTTGAGGATCACCAACTACACCTCTTGGTATCCATATTCCATCTACATGTTCACAAAAATAAATTCCTTCAACTGCCTCGTTTGCCATAGCTCTAGAACCGACAGGGGGATTTTCAGCGAGTGCTCGATCATATGCATACCAAATATTTTTATTAGGACCAGCAAAAACTACAGATATACCGCCAGGAAGTGGAATGTTTCTAGTTTGTTCGGCAGCCGGATCACCCACATCCATAATTTCCTCATGCCAAAATTGAGTACCTTGTTTTGAAGTAGGCTCGCTTAGTACCCAGGGATTGACTATAAGATCATGCAGCGCGCCAGTTGGCCCACCTTCTTCTGTTGGCATACAATAAATACTACCATCAACGTAAACACAGAATTGACCTTCTTCTACATGAAACCCTTGTCCGTTAAATAAATCGTGAGGAAGGTGAGCTTTCTGATATGTAGGGAAATAACCGCCTTTTGCATTTTGCATATCTTTTACAAGATTCTCGAGTTCACATAATTCAATATCGAATTGTTCAAAGATATCCTTGGGGTAATTATGGCTAGGCATTATAATTCTGTAGCCTCTGTATCGGCATAATAAATAGTATCGTCAATAACCATACCAAACTGCTGCGTATCTATAGCGAAGAAAAGTAATCCATTAGGCATATCATGTGGAAGATGATCTGCGTCATAAACAGGTATGCTCCGAAGCTTATTATTTTGCAACTTAAATACAGCGCGTTCAAGCCATTTGATGCGACCACAAATATCGTCTAATACTGTTCTATGTACGGCTTTAGATGGCATTATCCGTATGGTGTATTCGTAACGAGATAGATAGGCGGTTTGTTAACGTCTGTGCCAGGAGCAACCACAACTGGCGGTGCCGCTTCTTGATAGAACGGATAGACCTGATTGAGATTCAGCGTGACCATCTCGTCGGTTTCGGTATTGACCTCTAGGTCTATAGAAACTACCTCGTACGCAGAATTCAGATGGTAAATGCCGTTGCTGTAATCTAGCCAAATGGCACAGCCGGGGTAGATAGTCCCGTACCAGAAGTTCGGCACAGCATCGGCATACACATCTACACTAAGTTCATGTTGTGGTTGTATGGCATGACCGAAATAACCTTTTGTAAGAGCCTGAACTCGTGCTCTATTTGGCACGTCACCGAAGTCTTGGTATATATCGTACCTACGATAATATGCTTGTGAGTCGTAGTCGTCCATTGAAAATTCAAGGTCTGCACTACTAGGAGAATCTCCGGTGCTGAATGGATTATTACCTGCACCAACTCCAAGAATGTGATTACCCTCTGGACCATTATTCGTGAATTTCACATTTAACAATCCTGACGCGCTATCCGTGAAAGTCCAGGCGCACAGGGAGGCGTCGCCGAGAACAGCTATAGGATACCGTCTTGGTACAGCCATTTTGAATTCCAGGTTATCCATCCAAAAATCAAATATGCCAGGGTCTTGTCCTGACAGCTCTTGTATCTTAGAAAGAATAGATGCCGAATCAGGAAGATCGATACGATAATCAGTATGATGCCCTGTGTCTGCTAGCGTCCATGTAATCGGCAAACTGTTTGGCATGGCTATTGTACTGCTCAATAGAGTTTCTATTATGTTCTTAACTTCTGCATTCGTAACCTCGTAAGCCGATCCACGCGGAGGATCACCGATAAGAAAGGCATTCGGATGTTGTGCGTCGTATGGGAACATACGCTTTTCTAAGTAATGCAGATAGCTTTTGGCAGCAACACTCAAATACTCTTGTTCGGCTTCAAACCCTACAGCAGTAACCATGCCTTGCATGATTTCGCGATCATTACGAAACAGACCGAAGTCGATGTTGTAGGGGATGATTTGAGTCAGGTCTGTTTCGTAATAATACGAAATCTCGTAAGTAAGTTCATGCGGGCCGTTCTCCCCTTTGTTCCAGGTTACATGCAGATTCTCCATAGAGAATTGAGCTTCGTTCTCTCCCCAAAGCCTTTTATGTAGTACATGCCATCTAGCCATTTAAGCTACCCAAATACGTTGACCCGACGAAGCGCCCCACATATAAGGAAGGAATGATTTGAGTGACAAGCTACACGGTACGTTCGACGGGTTAAGAGCTGCGATAGTTATATCCGGTGCAGCTTCAAGACCGCAATCTGTGTAGTAATACTCACTGACGCCTGTGTACTTAAGGTAGAACGTCCCGATCTTGTTGTTGAAAGCCAGTCCTGTGCGGGGTGGCATAAGAATACGCATGAGCTTTAGCTTGTACACATTAAGTTGCGCTGGAGTGTCAGCCAGAAGATGCCCGCTAATGTGAATAGCCATCTTACCGAAGTATGTATAGCTCGGCCAGATGCCCTGTGCCTGCATTCTATTACGGTCTTGCGATCGAATGTCCAACTCCATATGTACCTCTTCTACAGCAAAATACCCGTTACCATTCGGGTCCTCATTCCAATGCATAGTTTCGTTCGCCATGTTGACGAAGTACATATCGTCAATCATTTATTAACACCGCCGTTGGTTTCGCTGACGGAAGTGCATCTTCTGGAAGTATGTCTGCGGAGACATACCCTTACCATCACCTGCGTGGTAGTTATAATTAACTGTGGTGTGGTGAACATTCTGTGTGGTACGAGTAGGCGTCGTTGCTGCTCTGACTCCCCTAGTAGCAGCTCCGGTTCTAGCGGCCGGTTGTTTTACGCCTACACCACCGGGAACTTTGATACCGGGGAATGTTTGTTCTATAAGCTGAATGAGTGCAGCGCGAAGGGCAGGGTTCTGATCTTGAATACCTTGTGCAATTGCTTTAGCAATATTCTGACCGTGAGCACGATAAACCTTCAATTGCGAATGAAGCTTGTCTTGAAGCAGTTTCATTGTTTGTTGGTCTATAACCTGTTGACCCTTGTTGAATGTTCTAGTGTACTCAGCAAATTGAGCAGGACTCATCCGAAGAATACCCTTGAGTACATTGTCAAATTCAGGACCAAGCTCACGTAGCTGGTCGATAAGAGCTTGCGGAGCACCACGAGCAGCGATCTTGTTAAGATCATTACTCCAATGTGTAAAGGCTTGTACCTGCTTTTTCAGATCATTAAGGATTTCACTCGGAGTGAGTCTATGCTCATCCAGCCGCTTCTGCAACGCATCAGCGCGTTTGCCAGCAGCCTTGTCGATTCGGTCGGCTTGGTCATTAAGAATCTTGACTCTCGCATCAACATCCTTTTTCATATCGTCCGGATTAGGCAGCCAACCCTTGTCGATTAGATTACCAGTTCTAGCGTCAACCTCCTTTGAAGATTGGTCGAAAGCATCTTGAATCTTTTGCGCTTGGTCACGCAATGCCTGTGCCTTTGCAGTACCAGCGTCACGAATCTTCTGTACCTGATCGCTAAGTCCCTTAGTCACAGGCCCGCTAGCTAGAGAGCCAAATGCGGATACCATTCCACCGCGAATCTCATCGAACATGGAACGTATATTATCAAGCACGGATTGGAAATTTTCTTTCATTTTATCGGTAGCTTCTTTGTTCGCCTGAGCCATATCATTTGCGAATTCTTGCTGATCTGATGTGGCTAGTGTTGTGAACTGTTTGTTCGCTGCATACCAACGCTGCCATCCTGCAACACTTGGTGACTTGTCGTATGCTGCACGAAGTCTGGCAACATTTTGACCCATAGCCATAGCTTGCGCATCAGAAATAACTTTAACATCGCCAAGATTCTGTTCAAGCTGTTGGAAATAAGCTTGTTGTGCAGGAGAGGCTTGTTGCATAATCTTAGTTGCCTTCTCAATTTGATTAGCCAAATTCATCGTAGGTGCAATTTTCATTTGAGCTTGGAGTTGACGCAAGTGCATAAACGTACTCATTGCAAGCTTATCTGATATACCAAGGTCTGCGAACATTTGTGTATAGAAAGCTTGTTGCGCAGGAGTCAATTGTTCAAATTTTGTTTTTAGTGCTTCGATTTTATTAGACAAACCTATTGTAGGTGCTATGGCAAATTGCTTTTGTACCTTGAAATATTCTTCTGATATCTTTTTTGCATATCCCTTAGTACTTATTAATGCATTTATTTGTCCATCAAGAATTCTCTGTATAACATCTTCTTGCATACCCTTTTGAATATCAGATTCGGCACGAGCAGCTCTTGTTTCTTCTCTACGAGCAGCTTTAGTTGCAGCAATTACAGCTTTGTAATTTGGTGCTTTTTCAATTGCCTGTCTAAGTCTAATAATGAGTTTCATTTCTTTGAGAAATTCAGCGTCTGTGAAATGAATAGGAATCATGCCTGGACCCTTACGAGCAGTACCAGCCATCGCTTCCTCAAGACGTTGTGCTCTAGGCTTACGCAATTCACTAGCACGCACGAATGCAGCAGCTTCAAGATCCTTGGCTTGTGGACCACCACCAAGTTTCGTATCAAGATCCTTAAGAATTTGTGCGCTTGTTTCGCCAGCTTTTTTCAACTTATTAATCTCTTTACCTAGATAATCAATGAAACGTTGTTGTGGCTGTGTAGTAAGATCCACAACACGAGCTTCTGCATCCAAATAACTCTTTTGAAGTTTTTCAATCTGGTGTGCAATTAGTTCAGCACCAACTACAACAAGCGTAAATGTAATAAGGTAAGGTACAGATGCAAGCGCTGCAAGGCTCCTGAGAGCGGTAACAGATCTTGCGATCATCGCAAATAGCGTGACGAATGATATGACTGATATAACAGTACCAACTATCGAAAGAGCAGCACCCCAACTTCCGGTAAGTTTAACTAACAAGGGAAGTGCAACTAGTAGAAGAGAAATCGACCCAAGGAGTTTAGTTAATCCTACGGCGGTAAAACCTGCTTCTGATCTAAACATTTTAAGACTGAGACCAGCACTAGTAAGAGAACCCTTCATAAGTATAAAGTTAACACGAAGCAAGATAACAGCTGCTGCGATAGATCCGAGAATACCAATAAGTAAAGTTGCTACTGAACCAAAGAACAAGAAATCTGCGATCAAGCGTTTTTGATTTTGGCTCAGTCCACTGAACCAGCGAGCGAGTTTACCTATCCATGACCCGAATCTTGCAAACAGCGGAATAAGATCCGTTCCAATTATAAGAGCTAACGCTCTCAATTGATTTTTGAATACTTCCCAACGAACACCGGGATCTTTGGACATTTGATTGAACGACGCAATCATCTCATTTTGATCTGCTGTGAATTCTCGCTGGACTTGAGCAGCACTACGAATACTTACTTGGTATTGTGCAAAGATTCTAATAGCTTGAATCGTTCCCTGAGTACCAGCCTTTCCTCCTGCGGCAGAAATCGTCTTGAAGAAATTAAGCATCTCCTGATTATTCATATGTATATGACTATTAATATCTTGCATAATATCAAGGATCGGGCGCATGTGGCCTTTGCCACCCTGACCAAATACTTGAACACCCTTAGATGCAAGACCAGCCGCAACATCTGTCCGACCGAACAACTGAATCAGTCTGGCTAGTCCTTGTGCATCCTGTTTCGTTCGGGCAGCACCAGTCTGTCTAGTCAGGAAAGCCATAGCCCCGCCCACATCTTCAAATGTCAGACCAGCTTCTTTCGCAATAGGCAGCAAGAAAGACAGAGAGCTAGCAAATTGCTCCGCGTTCATACGACCGACTTTCACAGCGGCAAAGAACCTATTACCTGCTTCGGTCATATTCGGGAACTCGCTACCAAAGTTGTTGAACAAAGAGATACCAGCGTCAGTCATAGTTTTAAGATCAGTACCACCTGCAACAGCCATCATGTTAAAGGTTCGCAGCATCTTACTCGCTACATCTATATTCTTAATGCTAGTGCTTGAGAAAATCTGGAACAACGAGTCAGCCATTTGCTGCGAAGAAGCAGGAAATTCCTGCATCTGACTTGTTATAGTATCAAACAATCTTCCATGAATTTGTGCAACTCTGGCTGGCCCTTCTCCCGGCTGTCTAGCTTGCGTTGCAGCAAGAGCTATCTGCTTACTAAATTCAGCGGCTTTTTCAGCCATAACACCAAGAGTAAGAGTAGCAACACCGCCAAGGAATGTCAATGAACGAGCAGTATTACGAATACCATTCCCTAAGGCTTGCCAATTTTCAATAGGCAATCGTTGTATCGCTGTATCAAATTCTTTAACTCGAGCTCGCATATTAGTAATACGCATTCCTTGTTCATCTGCCACCATTCCATTTCTTCGAGCAGCAGCAGCTTGTTCTATTTCAGTCTGTGTTAATTTAGTTGATTGATTTACGAGATTTCCTTGAGCTTTACGAACACTTTCAATAGCCATTTTATTTTCAGTCAATTCTCTGGTAGCGCTCTTAACTCCAGATCTCAAACTTCTAAGTTGCGTATCAAGTTCTTTCTGGGTCATCCCACTAAAAATCATTTCAGGTTGTATACCCTTGACTCTAGCTCTACGTTCTGCTACTCTTTCAAGTTGAGACAACTGTCTTTGAAGGGAATATCTTCTACTAAGAATTCTGTCACGATCAGAATCAATACCAACCAACTGCATATTTAGATCATGTATACGCTTTGTATAATTACCTTCATTAATCAACTGTTGAGTTCTACGAGAACCCGTAGTTAATCTTGTTTGTTCATCAAGAGCAGCTTTACGCAGACGTTCAGCAGTTGCAATTTGTTGCATAACCTGAGCACGTTGACGTTGCAACACACCAGGATCTTGCAGCCCGCCGAAACTGCGAGCAGCACGTCTAAGTGTATTGCTAGCTTCGTCTCTAGCTCTAAGGATTAGCCAAAGTTCTCTGGTTGCTTTCATTTCTGTTACTTTGTTTGTTTATTTCGTCTGCGCGTTTTTCGTCTAGGATTTCGAGAACACGCATAAGCCGCCGAATGTATCTCGGCCGTTGATCGAGAGCACCGCCAGATTCGGGCAGCACACGTAGTCGATCGCATATAATTGCAATCTCTAACCACTCGGAAGCTTCCTGAACGACCTCTTGACTAACGTAACGTTCGGCAACGACGTTACCGTAATCGTCTAACTCGTTTCTAGGGAAGCCGTATTGGACGAGATCACTTCTTCCCCAGACAAGCCATCGCGCCGCTTGAGAAAATCCTCCAGAGACTCCTCATCCTCATCTTCGTTCAGTTCATCTATATATTTCTCAATCTCAGATCCAACCTTGGGATTCAGTGTCTTAAGCGTCATCGGATTTGTGAAATCAAGAAGTGCATCGTTCTTATCAGTGAGATTATGCTCACCAATACAATAAGCAAAATCGTGTGCGACGGCCCACTCGTTAAGAGTTTCGAGTTCAATCTCAGAAGTAGTCTTGCGCCCACGACCTTGCTCGGTTTGCATCTTCATCTTACTAGCCTTGTCCCGCCGAGTAAGTTTCATGCCGTAGGGAAGTGGACGCAGCATAACAAACCCATCCGGCGGGGCAGACTTTAGATCATACCGCTGATAACTACCAGTATCGACGGTAACGTCGGGCATGTTCTCTCCTTAGGTTGTTCCTGTTACGTGATAGCGACGGGAGACTTGCATTCTATCGTGTAGGCATCTGCACCCACAAGGCCGATGTTACGGCCAGTTACGCGCCCCATGATTAGATCGCCCATACCAGCAAGTCCAACAACATAACTATCGAATGATGTGCGTCGAATGATGATACGGAATCCTTCAGTACACAATGCCCAAGTCGCGCCACCCTTAAGACTTTCAAACTTAATAGCCTTAGTGACGTTATTCTTCATGTTATTGTAATCAACCTTGTCAATGAAGTCCAGCTCAGTTTCGTAAGTCGAGTTAGTCTCACCATAGGCGATATAGCTTGCACTACGTTGTGGTTGAATACGATTTTGAGCAGAACCGTTAAACTCGCTACGGAAGGTAAAGCCGTTGAAGTTCGTAGTAGCAGCACCAGCAAACGTCGGAGCAACACCACTAGCATCGGTGTAAATACTATGCGCCGCAGCACCGAATAGCGACGGCGCTAACCACGTAGGAGTACCAAGACCAGACATATCGGTTTCACTTGTACCAAGAATACCCATAGTCGCACGAAGCACACCATTCTCTACAGTAAACTCCCAACTGTTTACAACACAACCTGCATATCCGAAACCCACACCATTACGTTCAACACAGATACTCATGGTACGAGCATTAAGCCCTGTACCACCTGTAGCACTACCCTGACTACCGGGACCAAACGTATATGTAAACGGGGCAGTTGCACCTGTCTTGGTAATCAGGTGTCTAGACGAATACAAGAAATACGGCATGTAGTTAACATCAACTTCCATGACGATGTTACCTTCGACGTGGTAATAACTCTGCTGCACGTCGGATACAATCGTCTGTTGACGAATCTGAGGAGAGTAATATTTCTCCTCAGTGTAGTTCAGTTCTTCGCTAATGATCGGTACCCATACTCCAACGCCGGCAGCGCCAGGATCGACAAGAGTACCCATAGTAGGCTCAAGGCCGACAAATACTGCACCACCGCCGCCTAGTCCAGCAGGCATACTAGCTCACCGTCCCTTCACCCGGCGGCATCACTTGTGTGTCCTCTGTACTTGACGAAGCTTCTTTCCCCGCTTTGGGTCTTTCGGTTTTTGAGGCTTCTCCTTCTTCTTCACTTACTACAACTCCCTGATCAGGTCCAGGTGGTTTTCTATCTCCTATGAGTTCTTCTGCATTTTCAACAGAACTAGATCCACTAACCTTAACAACTCCACTACCCTTAAACGCATCTTCAACAGTCATGCCTTTTACAGCAACAAATCTAGACTCATTTTCTTCGGATACTTCAAGGCTACCGCCATTCGGCACAATTCCTAGATGATCTACGCCAAGTTCAGTACCCTCAGGAAATGCAGGATTATTCACTGACACTGTTATTGCCATTAGAACCTCCTCTCCGTAATCCCTTCCCAGGACAACCTGGTACTAACGACGATTTCAGACTTACCTGAATTAGTCTGACTAGCAGCAGGACTTTCAGATTGTACATATCCATGAATAATATTGCCTCCAAGAGTAGGATCTAGTTCTAGAAAATCAATTATTCCAGTTGCGAGTTTCAAATCTTCTAAACTACGTCGAGCACGAGTTAATACAATAGAACCGTGATATATGTATATTTCACATCTAAGAGTAACCAGGTAAGTGTGAGTTCCGTGTAGTTCTTTATCACTGTCGGCTGCATTAATAACGAGAGCGGGATATGCGGGAATCATTACTTCGCCGTAAGCACCAACATACTCCAGACCCAATAGGCTTGCACTTGTAGTTAACTGCTGAAAGAAATACTCTGTAATCTCTTCGGGACGTGTAAACAGTTCTTGTTCTATAATACTCATCTTGGTATCCTACCGAATCGGATTCCGCGAGGAGTTCGTAGTAGAGGCTGACCACGTTTCGTATAACCAGCAACTGGAAATCTACCACCAGAATATTCACCGTATTCTACCGGCGGCGGAGTTACATAATCAATCCAATCTTCCTCGATCAAACCATCAATCCATTTCAAAAAGATATCTTCAATCTCTGCAATCGTATCTACATCTAAACCAATAAACTGTCGTTGTGGGAGATTAAGTCCACGTTCACCTTTAGCTTCGGCAAGATTTTCTGCTTCCGTTTGTTTCTTACCAGATTTACCAGAAGCTCTTTTAAATAACTGTCCTTTTACAGTTCCAATAGTTCCTTCTTGATGATACGGACCGTAAGGGGGTAATTTATCTACTTTAATTACTACATCATTTCCAATTACTTGCCATGTACTTGGCGATATAACAGCTTTACGTAAATCATCAGAAAGGACAAGATCAGCTTCATTACTTCCACCATGCTTTTCTTTCCATCTCGCATATTCATCTTGAAGAGGCACCCAAGGAAAACCGTATGGATCAACATGATCTTCAAAATGAACTTCTGTAGAATAAATCATTGCAGCTTTAGCTTTTTCCAGAGGTTCATACATATTTTCAAGACCGTGTGAGAAATGAAGTAAATCTGCCTCAACTACTTTTGGATCAGGATACCATTCTGTAACAAGAAATTTACTAGTCGTAGTACCAATAGGAAATTGACCAGATAGAGGACCAGAATATCCACTAGGAACATCATTCAGATCAAAATCGTCTGCTGCCATCTATTAAGAAAACTCCTGTGTCATGGTGAATATAGGTTCAGTCGTTAGAAACCCTACAAGCTCGGCTCCCGTAACATCTATCGGTCCACTTTCATCTACTTCTACAACAGTCAAGACGCCTTCTACGATTTGATCGAGCATGAGGATTGCGTTGTTGTACAACCACTGTGCATACTCTAGAACATCATCAGCTTCCTCAGAGTAAAACGATTGATACAAGAATGCAGCCGCAAGCCGACCCGCAATACCGCGTATAAGTTCTGGCGTAGTCTCCGGGTCGGCCCACGACGTAATTACTATCTGCGAAAAGAAACCAGCCAGTCTACCTACTATGATTCGCCTCGCCTCGATATTCGGTTTCTGCGAGTTCGCATCATCGACGATGATCTTGTCGCTACGAAACCATGTCTGAATATCGGTCTTGCTAGCGAACATGATTTAACTACTAGGCTTGTTCGGCGTCGGCTCTGGCTTAGGTGGTGCTTCTTCTTCCTCCTTGACCTGCATCTTCAACTCTTCTACTACCGCTTCCTGCTGTGCTTCTTCCTTCTCTGCTTGTGCAGGAGGAACATCAGCGGGAACATCAGGGTACTCATCTTCACGAACAGCGCCAGTTTCTACCAACGATTCCCACTCTTCATCACTAACACCAAGATCACCCTGAGATATCTTGTCACCGGGCATGATCCACTCTGTAACCTGGCCCCACTCGTTTACTTCTTTCTTGAACTTAGACCAGGCGTACATAGCACCGCCGCTCTTCTTCTTTTCTTCGTCAGCCATATCATCTCTCCTTAGAACGCCGTCGTACCGAATGCCGTTGTGATGAGATAGCCAGCACCAGGAGACACGATCTTCAAATCGTACTTGAATGAGGTACGCACAATGTCAGCCTTACGAGGCTCTTCACGCCAACGATCCGTCGGGCGAGTAGAACCGTCAGGATAAATCTGCGCGAACGTCTTACCGAACGTGAACTGATTAAGCCCAGGACTCTGGTCAACGATGCCAAGCCATACGTCCTTACCCCAAAACGAAGTTATGTTCTGAGTCGCATCGAGGTTGTTAGCTGCATTGTAGAGTGAATCGACAGCAAGGATCGTTCCTTCAAAACCAGTAAGAACACGGAATGCATCAGGAATCGACAGAGCGAAGTTCTTGAAGCGATCAACAACGCGAGGATGATTCTCGATGTAGCTCAGACCAAGAGCAGGAATAACAAGCGTGTTCGGATAGCGGAACGTCGATGCATAGACAGCACGCATACCGACCATGATATCATTAATAGGGTTGGACGTAGAAGTTACGCCACCAGTGTAATCACTCCACTGTGACGTACCAGAAAGAGTGACCTTGTTGGCAACTGCGTACTGTGCAGGATCGCGTACAAGACCAGAGACAGCAAGTTCATGTGCAAGGAGGATACTGCGAGTCGCTAGCGTAGTTGCGTCAGTCTCCGGGTTAAGCTGCAACGCTCCACCAAACGTGGGGTTCGCAAGTCCACCCTGAGAGGTAAGCTGCTGACGCTCTTCATCGAAGATAGGAACCTGCAAGGAACGCTCTTTCGTTTCAAACGTATCCTCGCTCCACTTTGCGCCAGCGATCTCGTTCGCAACCGTACCAGGCTCACGCCGAGATTCATACACTAGCCAGTTCGACCGATCAAATACGCGGTACCGACCAGACTGAGTACGCACAGGAGTGACAGGGAAGATGCGCTCACCGTAAAGTGACTGATCCTGATAACCAACCGAGAAGTTGGTTAGGATAGGATCAGAATATAGGGTACCAGGATCGTACATTACGCCACCCCTCCATTAGAATTGAAGAGCAGAGCGATACGATCACCGGCAGCAGAAGCAGCGTGTCCAACACAACGACCAACAATGCGCTCACCAGTTGCAGAAGTCTTGACACGACCATCAGCAGCAATAGTTACCTGCGCGCCAATTGCAATTGCAGCACTCGCTTCTGCTTCTGTGATACCCTCAACACGAACACTTGCACCCTTACCCTTTAGAATCTCAGCAGCACTAACAGAGAATTGAGCGAATCCGTGAACAACATCGGTGATAGCAGTAACAGGGGTTACAGTTTCAGCAGCAGAGAGCTTAACCGCACGAAACTTGGTAAGTGCGGCAGCTGCGTTGTAACCCTTGTCGAGAACGAAGTTACCGTACGCCATTTACTCTATCACCACCTTAGGCCGGTAGAGTAACTCGATATGCGGCTGCAAGATCAGGATGCTTCTTCGCAGCCTGTTCAACAGCCTCCATGTACTCCAGCTCAGGATTCTCACGCTGAATCTTGGAAACGACCTCAGCGAAGTATCTGCGAGCACCAGCAACACCAGTAGCAGAGTTAGTGTCGATATCGGGAATATCCTCATCAGTACCAGAACCAAGCTCACCAAACTCAAGAATGCCACCACTCATAATCGCCTTGATAGCAGCCTCATAATCCTCAACAGTCACGGTGCGCTCACCAAACTTACGATGTACCTCTTCGACCTTCTCACGCGCAACAGTAGACAGACCCATACGAGTCTCACGCAAACCAAGTCCCTCAGACTTATATACTCTCTGCACCGACTCAGCGAACATACGAGCAGTATGAGCACGATCGCGTTCCATCAGAGCGTTGTGCTCTGCCCAATACTGCGGATACTTCTCAGCGAACTTCCGCTCCTGATCTTCCGCCTCGACAGCATTACGAAGATCAACCAGCTCACCAAACTTCTTCTTCGTAGCATCGAGTACTTGCTCATCGCCAGCATCTACAGGCAAATCAAGCACACGCAGAAGTTCGTGAGCAACGTTGTCACGGAGTTCAAAAGGCACAGCGGTACCTCCCTTCGGCTTTCCGTTGTTGGTATCTACAGGGGGTTCATATGAAGGATTATTAGGATCAGCTATAGGCGGCGTATTCCTTCTCCATCCTCCACCGATTGCAGGATCATCTGAACCATCTTCATCTCTACGAGGAGCAGGAGGACTACCAGTACCAGGATCAGAATGTTCAAGTTCTTTTGATTCGTCTGTCCGATCTACCTCGACAAACAACTCAGAAAAATTAATCGGCATAAGATTCTTAGCAATCGGCCGATTAGTCAATGCACCACCTATGATTACGTCTTGGATTTCCTCACCATCAGGATGCAGCCATTCATCATCCCACTCCAAAGAAAAGTACTTCCACTCTTTATTCTTGAGTTCGTTCTTTGCAGGTTCAGTGAAGTCGATACCAAGCATCAACTTGTTGTCTTTAATGACGGCATCGCGCAACCAACCTGCTGCTTTATTGCCCTTTGCTACGTCAATACCATGCTCGTAGTTAATGGCAATCTCTTGTCCACGTACCCCATCACGAAAATTCCTGATGAAGTTTTGGATCTTCTGATCCGTGATTTCCACCGGCCCATATGCAGGAGTGTGATACGTCTTGGCTTCGATAGCTTCAAGATATGTCAACCCATCCTGAGGCACGGTGAGTGTATCAGCGAAACAGAAGAATGCGTTATGCATTTCGCTATGCACTTTCGCTTTGTCTCCTAGTCTCGCGTAAATGGCCCTTGCCTGTGCTAGTGCTTCCTCCTTTGTCGAGTGCCATCGACCGTTTACGTCCCGTGTGCGTAAATTAAAAACTCCCCACGGTTTTCCGGCCGGACCTTCTTTTGGCCGGTAGAAAACCTGATAAAGACCCATACCCTTAGATAGGGGCTTCATGGGACGTGTGCCAGGTTTAGTCGGCATACTTTCCCACTACCTCAATCCGTCTATCTAACCATACATCTATTTCTATCAAGCACTTCTCTCTATCACTATTTTCAGAGTACTCAAGGATATTGGTTAGAAATTCCAATTGCATATCTACCTCAGCTAAAGTGTAGGCTTTTTCCAACGTAGCCATATCATACCGCCGCGCTACTTTCGGACTTGCCAATATTACCTGCTCCACCATTCTTGCTCGTACTTCCTGCTTTTCTAGGTGACGCATCTCCCGGCTTACCAGCCCCCGGTATAGGTACATTACCATTCGGCCCACCGGGAGCAATCTGACCACCGGGACCAGCGATGTTACCCTGCAACAGAGCTTGTACTCTTTCTGGTCTTTCAATAGCAGGCTTCCATTCGGTAGTAAGACGCGGCATATCCATCTGAGCACGAATCCATTGTTCGGTATCTTCATCAATTGTAATGGCGTCGCAATCAAGCAAGTTACGCATAGCTGCGGAAAACATTTGTAGGTCTTTTGCCTCTCCTACACCCCTGACCGATATCTTAGGAAATCTATCTGTCGGGAAGTTGTAAGCTACCATACTCGGAATCAGAAACATATTGATACAATCGCAGATAGAAGCTGCCACATAACGCATGGCCTTCAAAAACATATCCATCTGACTCGCACCGGCTGCTCTTGATCCGCCACCTTCTGTAGTAGCACCCATGTTCAAGAATTGCACCATGATGTTTTTCATGATCGCGGTATCATGGTGTTCAGCCGATCTAAGTACGTCAACTAGCTGACCATGTGTTTGTGCAAAACCTACTTGAATCGTCGGTGGTCTGACGATGTAAGCTTTCTCGTTTGTTCGTAGATTTTGTCCCAATTCGTGTGCCAACGCAATATCCCTTTGCGATGCACCAGGTGAAATTTCAATATCAGGGATACCAATACCGTGTCTCTCCTTCTGAATAGAATCAATATTATACAGTCTATTCTTGTACCACCAATGTTTGTACGCACTTCTTAAGATCGACATACCCTCAAGTGCGCCACCTTGTTGATCGAATACAAATACGATACACTTACCAATCGGGATTTTAACTTCTTTAGCTTTACCATCCTTATCTATAGCACTCTGAATAACCTCTATAGGTCCACCATTGTCATCGTAGTTAATCTTGGTAACAGTAGCAGGAGGTCTGAACGCGAGCTTACGAAGCATTGTATATTGTTTGCGGTTTGCACCAGGAGTACTCTTACGAGGCGCCCACTCGCGCTGTTCCCATACGGTTTCAAATACGGTACGCTTCGCCTCGTACATTTGTAGTATCTGCGACAACACGTATATCCACGGCGTTGTCATACCATTAAAAAGGTTAAACTCCACGAACTCTTGAATAGCTAGATCCTGAGGATCTGCGCTATAAGGTTCGACGAAGTATTCAGCACCAAGCACAGGTGCTTTACCTGCCCGCAGACTTACACGCACGCTGGCATCGTCACGAACCATTCTTAAGTAAGTACGTACTTCCTGATACCCAGCCTGTAGATCGGGTACAGCGTCGATTATAGTCGATGATGCAGAACTACCAATCTCCGCAAGAGACGGTTTATCTACGTTAGATGCGCCAGACGCAGAATACGTCGTTCCCGTCACTTGACGGGCTGGTGTTGATTCTTTGCGTTTTAGGCGTGGGAAGCGAGCCATTAGCTGAACCCGTACATTAGCTGAACCGCGTATCCAGGGTTATAGCACTTTCATACTTGAAAAAGCCGGCTGCTTCGGTGCTGTTATAGCCACTATACACGTCGGCCAGGTTGAGATTTCCACCCAGGACCATATACTCGTTAAAGAAATACCTAAGTGCATCTGCCGGATGGTCGAATTGCCCACGAGTTAATTCATACCCAGGCTTGTTGCCACTAGCATGTATGGTACTGAGACTCTTAATCGTATTCTCGCATCTAGGATGAATAATTAACCCAGGCGATCCATCTTCACGCACCCGCATAGCCTCCTTGATAGCCTCTATACCAAGACCAACACCCTGAGGATTCGATACTATACTACCAAGAGTAAAAGCTAACGTGGCAATCTCGTCTGCACCACGTGGATCTGCTGCTATAGCATCAACATGAAAACCTTTAGGACTTTCTCGGTTCTTAAGAATCTGACCATGTTCGACTGTGCTCTTATAACTAACAACGTATTCACGCCACACGTAAATTCTATCCGATGGGTCAATCATAATATCAAGACAAACAAACGGATCTGAGTATCCGAAGTCTAGTCCCCACCAATTTTTCCACTTAGGTTCGTATTCAAATTCCTGTACGTGGATTCGTTCATCCCACTCGGGATAGATAAGACCCTCAAACGCTGTGAACTCAGCTCCGTACTCTTGCAGCCAGAACATCCAACTAACTGTATTATAGATTTGAATTAGCTCTCCGTCACAGTGACAACTCATCATATCGTGATGACGACCATCAACAATGTTCTCGCATTGAGGATCAAATCCAGTAGGAAAGATCGCAGGGTTAGTCCAGCTAGGCAGTCTCCAAGACGCATACTCAGGTATCTCTGGATGCTGCCCTAACTGATACAGTCCCTCGTACCAATTGAATCCCTGTGGCGTACTAGGGAAGTCGGCACTACCGCGTTTGTCCGTAAGCGCAGGCTGCACATACATCTGCCATGTACTCATATTGTGCTTCGCAGCCTCACTCATAATTACGTGATCGAGTCCTTCGCCAACGAGTGACTTAGGACGTTCGGCAGATTTCACTTCCAATATGCTATTAAGATCAGTGAAGTAGATTCGCATATCACCTTGCTTGACGTTATACGAAGTCTTGCAGTATTTGAGCAGCTTTAGTTTCTTAAAGTCGTTGTAGACAACACGAAACTCTTTCTCTCCAAGTCCATAATCCGGGCCGACTATCCAATTGTAAGAGTCAGGCATAAACATCTTGTATGTAGCTTCATGACCAGCCCATGTTGATTTACCCCAACGACGACCGCAACACGGTACACGGTATCTTGCATCGGATCTATGTATGGCCCACTGTTCGGGTGAATGCGGCTCATAGTCAATCTCCTTGAACAGCTTTTCACGACTAATCGCTGGTTCAGTTCTAGCCACTATTAACTCAACCCGAATTCCATAGGCCCGAGTACAGGAGATTCAGGACCGATCGAAGGACGAATATACAACTTGTATGTGCCTTCTTCCCACGTTCCCACGGTTGTATCAATAAGAGGGAACACTCGCATTCCTTCTTTCAGGTTAACAGGCGACCAATCCTGCTGAATTTCCTCTTCTTCTGTCAGAACACGAAAGTCTACAGAAATATTTGTCAGGTCTGTAACCTCTCCGAGCTTGTCGGCAATGTCTACCATCAGAATCTCTTTCGTTCCTGTATTTAGCGTATAGATAGTGACCACCTATCCTCTTTGTCGGCACTGTATTGCTGCCCTTTGGCAACACCGGCGTACCTTTCTTGCAGAGCACAGGTGGTACGCTGGCCTCTACAGGCGTAAACCCAGCGAGTGCTAACTAACCTTGCGATAAATTCGGCAGGAATGATCGGCGGAGTCTCAAAGCTGGTAATTGTGAACAGCAGAGGTACGGTATCTGCATCAACCCCGATTACAACTTCTACGGTCGAAGGAGTCAAGACAACAAAAGCGACCGCACTATCGACTAGTGCTGCGATCTCGATAGTAGTTGTAATAGTAAACGAGATGGGTACAGTAGCAGCATCGCCTACTTCATGTGTAATGAACTCAGTTGCAGTAATACTGAATCGTAGCGCATTTGTCGCAGCATCAACGTACTCTACCGCAGCAGTTTCTGTACCAGAAGGTGTAAATGTAACACGCGCGGTCTGCGTGTCGATAGAGACTAGTACTTCACTACTACTCGGTCCGAAAATGACCGTAGCAGTACTAGTCTCTATGAACGCGCCTATCTCGCTTGCCGACTCCGTAAACAGCAAGTTGATTACACCCGAATCAGCGCCAGTTGCAGTAGTAAACTCAGTACCACTTGGAGTGAACAATACAACGCTTGTACTAGAATCGACGGAGACTAGCGTTTCCCCTGTGGGCTGCGGCGCCACTATGAGAGGTACTAAGCCAGTCTCCGTCATCTCCCTTATCTCTAGTCCTGTTGGGGTCATTACCAGGACAGAGGTTTGGGAGTCTGTCGATACAGTTACGTCACTACTACTGGGGGATAGGGCAATAGTAGTAGTGCCAGTATCGACAGTCGTTACACCTGCGCCGTATACGTCAGTTCCACTTACCGTAAAACTTAACGTAGAAGTCTGAGAATCTACCGAGGCTGCCGCTTCAACCCCGCTGGTTCCCATAACGAGATTAACCGCAGCAGCCTCGGTAAATTGTCCTACTTCTGTACTACTAGGTGTGAAGATTACGAATCCGGTATCGCTATCAGCACCTGTACGCTCAAGAGTTTCGGTTGCGCTAACTGTAAACACAACACTAGAAGTAAGAGAGTCTGTAGATGCTAGCACCTCACTCGCAGACGGGATGAGAGTGACGGGGATTGTGCTAGCATCTACACGCTCTCGTACTTCTGTGCTGCTTAGCGTGAACAAGACAGCGCCAATACCGCTGTCCACCAAGACAACAATTTCTGCCGCACTTGTCGTGAACAACAACGGTACTGTACCGCTGTCTGTCCTCTCTCGTATCTCTGTCGCGCTTACCGTGAACAAGAACCCCACAGTAGCGGCGTCGAACTCTTCACGGATTTCGCTTACGCTCGGCGTAAACACAACAGTCACCGTTGCGGTATCTACAAGGTCACGCGCTTTAAGCTCAGTCGCACTTAAGGTGAATACGAATCCTACGGTTGCGGCATCAAACTCCTCTCTCAGTTCTGTAGCACTAAGCGTAAATAGAACCGCCGCTGTTGCGGTTTCGACGTATTCCTTGGCAGGTAGTTCTGTGCCTGACGGTGTGAATAAAACAGCCGCCGTTGCGGAATCTGTATAAGCAACACCGGTAGGTGGTGTGTACGTTTCACTACCGGATGGTGTGAGGACAAGCCCGTTGACCCTAGCAGGATTGAGTGTGTAGAGGCCGAAAGCAAACTGACTCAGAGATGCTGCTGTCCAGGCTGTTCCATTCCAGAATTGTGAATCAATATTTGCTGATGTATCAATTCGTGTAGTATACCATGCATATATGTTAGAGGCACTAAAAGCTCCTGTTCTGTTAGCAACAATCCAGTATTTCGTGCCCGACACAAGATCATAATCAAGGTAGAATTTGTATAATCTATTACCACCACTGAAAGAATCGGAAATAGCAGGTGAAGTCGCTAATACCGTTCCTGATGGATGAGAGCTGCTATCTGCTCGTAATTCAACGTATATACTATCAACCAAAGTACCACCTCTATTTATAGCCAATTCGATCATACCGAGATGAAAAGAAGATGATGGTACGAATGAGCCAGCTATCTGCTGTTGAGTAGCAGATGCACCTATGCCTACGGTACTGGCTCCGGCTTCTCCTGCATGTGAGATATTCCCATCTACATAATCGTAAGAATAATCTTGGAGTTGTCGAGTTTCCGCAGCACTTGGCGTGAATACCAGACTTACTGTAGCAGTATCAGCGAGTTGTGCTGTTTCACTTCCTGACAGCGCTAGCGTGAGGTGAGCATCAGTAGCCTGGTCATATCTAAGGGCAATTGAATTGTCATAAAAACCACCAGGAGTATATGTTCCATCGACTGTGTTATACGTTCCGCCATTAAATGGCGGAACCGCATCTTGACCTTCAGTATAACATCTATTCACAATATCTGTAACACCACTACGTCTCCATGTAACGAAATATCCGGTTCCTGATACCAATGGGGAGAAATTAGTCATAGGAATTCTACACAAACCGAGAGTACCTGTTATTACATCTGCCGCATTATAGGTACCACTAGCAAAAATAGTCGTTCCAGGTTTACCTGCATTAACATCACGTATCTCGACAATGACTTGATCTGTAGGTGAACCTACCTTTCTCAACAAAGTTTCAAGAATTCTTACTTCTCCGCTTAAATTAGCAGTAAAAGTCTCAGTAACCCATTGAGCCGGATCACTAAGAATTTTATCATTTGTTTGAACAGTCGCTACAGGAAAATAAGTGGAATAATCTGGTGCGCATTCAACATAAATTGCTATATCAGATACAGATGGCGTAAATTTGAGTCCGACAGTAGCACTATCTGTCGTAGGAACTGAAGGTACAAGTGTTTCAGTACCCGAAGGTGTAAGCGTAAGATGCGCGTCTGTAGTTTGATCTGTAAAACGAAGTTCGAAATAGACATCGTTGGTAAAAGTGCCAAAATTATGTGAACTAGAACTATAAGTAGAACTATCAAACGGAGAATATTTATTCGAAAGATAAACGCCAAAATAGTTACTGTTATCTAAAGATCCAGATCGACGCCAAACAATGTAATACGTTGTACCCCCAACAAGTGTAGCAGAGAGAGGTATTGTTTCAACGGTTCTATTATCCAGTGTTGCGCTACCAGATATAGGTGCCTCATACGATATTTGAGTACCACCTATAACATTACCTGGTTTTCCAGCAATCTCGTCTCGAATCTCAACAATTAATTGATCAGTCGGAGTACCATCTTGTCTAAGAACTGAACCCAACGATCTGATAGTACAATTGTTCGGAGGAATGAATCTTTGAACACGCCAAATTACTGGATCAGTTAACGTATCAAAACTAGTAAGTTCGTTTTGAACGTTAATGTTGGGGCCGAATTCAGAATGAATGTCAGCGGCGGGATCTATGTAGTTTGTAAGCTCCTTAAATGTGTTAGGTGTAAATGTGAGTCCGACAGTAGCACTATCAGTGTAAACGGCGGGTGGCGTGTAGGTTTCAGTACCGGATGGCACAAGACCCATATACGGTATAACAGAGACAGCAACGTATTCAATGTAGTTGATAACGTTCGTGTACGTATTTGTCGTGAATGTAGCAGTAGGCAAACCTGTGCTTGTATACGTGGAATACCCGTTAGTCCAGTACGACGTGCCTGTATTGGTCGTATAAATCTGAGTCGCGCTAACCGCAAAACTGCTCGACCAAATTTCAAATGCGTATGTACCAGCAGCAAGCTCTACGTCAACTGGTACGGCATACCAATTGGGAGTAGTAGGAGCAATAACGCCTGGACCGAATTCCGGGCTAGCGTAAATAGGCTGTTGTCCGTTAGGACTTCCGCCAGACGTAGGGAAGATCAGTATTCTAAACTTCTGATCGCTAGCTACACCGCCAGTCGCCATTGCGTACAGCCAAAATCTGTTTATCCTAGAACGCGCACTAAGCGTAAATACGTCGCCAATGATGTTACTATCACCAAGAGGTCCAGCAACGTTTATTGGCCCTGTATAGCCTTGAGTCTGGAACTCCTGGTACGCTGTAGGAATCGGAGGTTTAGTACCAACCCATCTACGACGGGCAGCAGGTCTACCTGGGTGTATCCAGCGTGCGCGGCCGTTAACCATACATCTTTAACCGTTGGCGTTGCTGATTGCCGTAATGGAGGCTAAACACAAGCGATCTGCGTATAACCACAGGTTTAGTACCAACCCACAGGGCAGCTCTATGACCTTTGTATCGCCAACGAACTACAGACATTACGGAAGTTCGCGAACCCGCATATCGCCGCTGATAAGTATTGCGTCGGCAGGAGTCGTATTAAGTCTAAAGACCATCGCCGCTGCGTTAGATACCAGATCACGATGTTCAGCGGGTGGCGCATAGACGTATGGGATACGGTTGTTGAAACCATCAGGGTGTCTTACAACAGCCGTACCAGACGTGCTTGCCTTACCTGTGCCGTTGCAGATAGCGGTAAAGCCAGCAGCAGTATCATTGATTGCTACAGGACTAGGCGTGGTTGTCGTGCCCGATGTAGGTGCCGTCACAGTTGCGGGCAAATAGATCAACTCAACGTCATACAGTTCTTCCTGGGCGTCACCCGCGTCTGCTGCACCGCCGGATGCGCCAAGATATACTGCCTCGATGATGCAGATTTTATCTGCCGCAGGCTTGATGTAGAAGAAGTCTTGCTGTGCAGCTACGCTTACTGCCGTAAACACGACAGAATACAATCTACCGATACCGATCATGCTTCTCTCACTTCCTCTACAAGAGACATTTCCTCAAGAACATCTCCTTCTGTTCCTACTGTTTGGACTACATGCGGGAGCAATGTATCAATAGCGTAATTCGCTGCTCCCGCGCTACTTGGTGTGTAACCTGTATTGTCGGGAGGTTCTACATCAAAATCAAACGGTACATCTACAACCGTTCTAATCCTTGCTATCATTCTCATTAGTACCACCTCGTTAGTTGGCGAATTTGTTGCCGACGTGCCGGTGCAACAAGCGATTTCGGTACACCAGGTACATACTCAACATATGCGCCCATACTTTCGGCCATAGCGATTCTGGCAGCCGTGCCACCCGTTATCGAAACTCTCATTACCGGAGCCGTACCAACCGTAACCGTCGGGTTATACGTTGTGGTGCCAAACTCCCACTTCCAACCCAATCCTGGGTAGGTGGCTGGTGCATTACCTTGCCAGAACGTGTTTAGCGAGCCAGAGTTAGAAGCAAACGCAATGTTTGTGATCGTTGGATTTGTAGTAATACCTAACGAACCAGTCTTTGCTCCAGTCGCGACAGGAGCACCCACGCTCACGAACGGTTTTATAACAGTAATCGTGTCACTCGCGCCTATTCCTGCTGCTGCGTAGGTTGTTAACGTTGCATCATAGTTGGATGAAGAACTTGATGCATTTCTGATCTGATGACCGGCACTTGAGGTCGTGTCTGCAATACCCGTGGGTGGCGTATTATCGACCGATTGCCATAGACCAGTTGTCGCCCCTCCAGAGTCCGTCCAGCCAGTTCCTATTGCGTTATCCGCAGTAGGCTTGAGAAGCACAATTTTTCCTTCACCACACCAAGAGTTCTGTTGCGCTCCAGAAGAATCATTGGTCGCTACATCATCAACATAACAAACTTTGTTAGCTCCTGGTGGATTATTCCATCCAGCAGCCACGGAATAAACAGCTTGTGGAGTAGCTGACGTCCAAGTACGATTATATAAAGATCCAGACGCTATTGTTAATGCTACGCCATTCAGTCTTGCCTCGTTGATAGTGACGTTCACACTCGTAGCAGCTATTATGGTGAAGGTCACAGAGACTTCTAATCTGTACCAAACGCCAGTTACCAATGACTCGTTGAACGTACAAAGTGTACTAACAGGAACCGCTCCACTCGCTATTTTTAACACGCCTGCGCTGTCAATACCCAATCTTATAGGGGCTTCGTTAACGGGGTCCACCTGTCCATTGATGCTTGTAACAATGCCTCCTATTCCCACGAGAGAAGATGGTAAATCCCGAAAATAGAAACACCATCGATTATAAATAGTAATTGTGCCTGCACTAGTAATAGCAGTATTTATTCCTGCGGGAGCTACTTGTACGTTAGTTACGGCATTTCCTGCGCCACTGTCGCATTTCACCGAGCGCAACCCTGATCTGACTATAGTAGTTTCTGAGGCAGCAACCCCGCCAGTCACGCCGTCAGGTTGACCAAAGTTTCCCGTGAGGATATCATTCATCTCGAACCCGGACATAGCCAGTCTAGCCATTATATCACTCTAGTGTCACGTATGGGGGACGGAGCTTTGACAGTTTGAGATGTTCGTTGCCCATGTAACTCGCTTGTCGTTTATCTTCGACTGGCGGTGCTTGTTCCCAACCACATGTACAAGAAGCCCAATATACTGTAGTCCAATCTTCACCAGTTCTAATTGTTATGGTATGCTGAGTGACTACAGGTTCGGTCATTGTCCTAAGAGGTAGATATCGAATGGTCCTAGTCTTGGGACTTCGCTTCCGACGGTAAACTTGACGTACAAGTTCAAATGTTGCAACGAGCTAGACCAGCTAGTCGTGTCACAGAGGCATGAGATAATCATACCACTTGCAACCGCTGACTGATTCGTAACGACCATCGTGCCGTCGTCCTGCTCAACGTCGAAGTGTGGACTAGATGCGCTAAGATCAGTAACCGTGTTAGACAGGTCACTAATCTGAACCTCGACATTCTCCTTCGTGCCTCTGGTCAGTGTGACCGGCATATTACCTCCATCGTGTGTTGTAGTAAGCTAACACGGGTCTTGCACGGGCTGATCGACCAATGCAGTACCACTCCAACGTTGTCTAACGTCCATAAGGTAACTGACACGAGCTACAGATTGCCAACGTTTATAAACCTCAGCATCTATTTGGATACGGGAGTGGCAAATAACCTCTTTAACGGTATGAGGAGTGAACTTGAATCCAACAGTACCCGCATCTGTAAATTCAACTGGATCGTGGGCAGTTTCTTCATAAGTAACACCAGGAGATATTGAGAAAACTTCATATGGGTTGCGTAGATCAGTTGTACCATCGTAAATCTCAGCACCGCCGTCCGTAGTACCGATAGTGAGATTTTCGATAGTACAGCCGCCTAGATCGTCACCACCTGCTGCCCAACCGAATTGAATACTATCAATATAATCTACTGAACCAGTTATTGTCAATGGACCATGATCAACAGAATCAATTATCATATGTGTGGTAATTGGTGGTTCGTGACAAACCTTTATATGGTGAGTACCGCCTACACCTGTTAGTGGATCTGAAACAAACAGACTATCATTGTCATACCAACCGTCAGTACCATCATGATAGAGATATTGCGCCCAAGAGCCATTACGACTTTGTATCAGGAAAAAGTTACCTGTATAAGTACCAAATCCAGCTTCTTCTGTTGGTGTCCAACTAACATCAAATTCAATCCAGATAGGATCAGGAGATTCACCAAGATCACCAATCCAGATAAATACATCATCACCAGACGAAGGCGGAATGAAATTAAACTTCGATGGAGCGAGCGTAGGCTCCGGATAGATGATGTTACCGACTTCTGTTAGCGCGCCGGACGTACCATCTTCGAAATCTTCACTAATAAGTTCGTATGCAGGAGTTGCACCAATTCCAATATTATCTACAAAAATTGCTGCCCCACGCATCCACGAAGATGTTCCCAAATTTTCTGTATAGCCAAAGCGTATTTTTGCGATAGTACCAGCATCGGGAGTACCTGTGACTGTTTCTTCACCAATAGTCCACGTCATGCTTCCGCCACTTAAAGCAAATTTGACTAATTTCTTTCCACTAGACGGCCAATTCATAGAAGTGTCAAAAACAGAGCCTTCGGCTGTTCGATATTCCCAATCTAAATCATCTCCAAAAACTTTAAGACTGTCAATTACGACATTAGAAGAATCAAGCAATTCAATGAAAGGGACGGTCCACGCGTAAGAATGACCATAAAGCCACGACAATTCTACTGATCCATAAAGACTGTCAGTAGCAGTATCTACTGGTGTCGCGAGAACGTGTTCTAGATATGCCGACGCCCCAGGTATAGGCAGGCACAGGGCACGTGTAGAGAATGGTGTATCAAAGCTCGGTGTAAAATTCAGACGAACATCATGAGCATCTTCATTAAGAGTAGATGCATCGCTTACAATCGAGATCGTACCTGAGGTTGTAAAACCGCCAAATGGTGTACCACCTTCAAAGGTTAGGTTAGCAATGTCAGTACCACCACTGATAGTACCGACTTTGATGTTGTCCATGTAGACGGTTTCGTCTACACCGTTCGGATCGGGATTTCTATAAAAGCCGCTAACTAGTCCAAATCGAAGATAAGATACAAAACCGCTAGTAAACGGCCACGTTCCACTTTCGACCAATGTACCATCAATTGTTACCTTATATGTACTTGACGTCGTTTCTATTTTAACATGATGTTTTCCTCGACCATCTACAGGGCTAAAAGGTGCATGACTACCGAGACTAAGTGCATCTACCCAACCATAGATATGACTAGCTGCAAAATAATTAAATGCTCCATGAGAACTATTTTCAAATCGAATAAAGTCCGAAGAACCGTAGGGATTCGCGAGGTTTGCGGGAATCCAATGTTCGTATTGATCAGGAGTCCACTCAATATCGCACTCAACGTACAGCGGTATATTGCTGACGGGGATCTCTATATAGCTATCGCGTGTAAAGAGTGCTCTCATGGTTTAATTTGTTACTAGGGTTGGTAAGGTTTGTGGGGGCTGTTTTCACAACCCCCACGTGCCGCAGGCTTAATTTGCTTTACTCAACCAGCTTTGAGAGTAGCGGTAACTTTTTCGGTATCTCCATTTGCAAATGTACGTGTTGCAGCGGTATCGCCTGCAAAGTACACCTGACCTGCATTGAGCGTTGTTCCGTCAGTCATCACCCACGAGTTAGCTCCGTTAGGTGACGGTGCCCCTGAGAATGCTCCGAACGTTACCTGATCTGCTGTGCTCGATTGCCCGCCAGTACTTAGTGTGCTATCGAACGTGCTAGTACCCCAGTCAATGCTACCTGTGTTTATGCTTTTGGCAATTGTTTGCCGCGCATAGCCACTAGCTGTCGTACTGCCAATTTCGTTGATGTTCGTACCCGTAACAGTAGCCGACCAGATACTAGCTCTAGCCATTGTAGCTACGGCTGTTGTACTCAGGCCCATAGTCCACGCAGACGGAGGCGTAATCGTACCACTCGCACCAAGCACGTAATCAGTAACTAGCTGCGAAAGTCTCTGAAAAGCGATTACGGCCATGTTATTCACCGCTCCAATCCAGCTCGGTGTGGTCCATTGCGTACATACTATCGTGCGGGTTTTCAGGCGTTATGAACGGGCTACTCGTTGTACGCACAGCAGCCGCAGCTTCTTGTGCGTTAACCAGACCGTCACTATCTTTCAGGCTATTTATAACTACATCTATCTCATCGGCAGGCACTTGTTCACCTACGCGGTAATTAGCCGGGTGCGTTTCAAACACGTACACCTTGGCTATTCGCTCCGCGGGCCAACTTGTAGGCCCCGGTACGCCTGTTACGTCGTTACGCTCAGTCGAGGCAGGCGTCGCACTTACCCCACTTACAGCCCTTTCGTGGTGGGCCGTTAAAGCCGCCCGTGCTTCTTCGTCGTCAGCATACGACGCTAAAGCGTGGCTGCCGCTTTCGTAGACAACTTCGTATATCGGCATTACGCTCCATTCTAAGTTAGAACAAGTGACTTTTGTCACAAAGCTTAACTAGCTTAGAAGAGCGGCACAGGTGGTGGGCGAGAGCCGAACGGTTTAGACTCTAAAAGTGCATGTGCAACCTCATCATCTAAGATGAGGTCTTTGGCCGGTATGACGCCTAATGTGGCTAAACGATATGCGGCCTCGGGAAGTAACCACAGGCCAGAAACTTTAAGTAAGCGGTGCTGTTTAGGAGTGTGCGTGTTGGCGTGTTTATGTGACCAGACGTTGCGTTCAGGTAACGACGGATGCGCAAAGTAGCTGCCACAAATGCGGCAATAGGTAAAAGGTACATCAGTTGGTAGTTGAAATAACAATTAGGGGTATTAAGGGGAGCTATCTACGATAGCTTGTGCCTTCTCTTTGAACGGCGGGTCGTTATCTGCGAGCTTCTTGATTAGATCAGCTATAGATGCGTCAGCCTTGGCGTCCAATTTGCCAGTTAGTACTGAATCTATGACGAATTTACTAAGACTAGCACGTACTGATTCTGAATCAGCTGAGGCAATTAGCTGTTTAGTCGTGGTTATGGAGAGTTCTAGCAGGTCTGCTATTGCATTCTTTGCGACCTCGACTGTCTCTTCATAAGTACCAGCTTTTGCGAACTCTTGACGTAGAGCCGCATTGTCGGCTTTAAGTGACGTGATGAGATTCTCGTGCTCTGCTATCGTTTTGGCTAGCAGGGCTGCGTTAGGGTCGTCTGTCAATTAGGTGTCACCCCCTTTAAGGAGACACTATACACTACGTGCAGGTTGAAATGTGGGATAGTGAAATGGGGGAATAAAGTAAACCATTGAAAGTTGATACAGAAGAGATTGGGTTTGACTTACGTAGTAATTAAATGGAATGTCCGATTGAAGAGATTGGGGGCTTGTAGTGCGACAACGTGCCCGGCGTGGGCGATACTACATCTAGTCCCCCATCCGCCCGCGCGAGAGCACGTTCGCGCTATCACGAAAGGCTTTTATAGTCTAACTTCGTATCCCTCATAACTCCTCAGCGCCCCAGGACGGCGAATGCTTGTTGGTGACGCGCAGGGATGACAACGCTACTCAGTGACTAGTCTCTCTGACTCTGCGTGACTCCATCACAAGTCACAAGGAGTTGAGATGATCTCCAAAGCTGAACTGCTTCGCAACGCAGCCGCAGCCAAGAAGAACAAGTCGAGCCAGCGTGTCCCTTCCGATACGCTTCTCGCCAAGGTCGCTGCTTTCCTGAACGACGCGACTCTTGAGTACATCACTCTGACTGGTATCTTCCCGTCAGACGCAAAGAACAGCTCGATCGTCAATCGCTTCAAGACGGTCATCATGGCAAACAACCTGTCCGAGCTGTGCTACCCGATCGAGATGGACGGCGAACCCTTCCTCGTGAAGTTCGTCGCCACCGTCGAGAACGACGACGACGAGATCGCAGATGAGCCGGATACGCTCATCGAGGCTTTCGCCGACGACGACACCGACCAGTAACACCGCACTACCCTTCCTGTCGCGCAGGGTCAGAAAGACTAGTCACTCTCACTCCACTACAACGAAAGGCAATAATGCGGAAACCCAGAACATCGGGACCAGCAGGCAAGTGCATCAGCATCATGCCTGACGGTACGGTCGAGTTCTTCAAGCCGAAGAAAGCGGCCAAGCGCACCGAACTGGTCAAGATCCACAACGGCAAGTACGTGCTCGTCGATAAAAAGCTCCGCTAACGAAAGGCGCACGATGTGCCCGCGCTGCTTCAGCGAGATGATCATTAGGGTCATCGGTGACACCGCAGCAATCTTCTGCATTCGCTGCAAGATCGTCAAGTAGTTCACACAATACTTGACGAGCTTAGAGGGAATGTAGAATACGGAGGAATAAGGCCGATAAGTATGGTAGGGGCTATCGGCAAACGACTCGAAAGGCTACATGGATTCATACGATTACATCGAGTTGTACTACATGGTCGGAGTTCTTCTGGTCATCTGCGCCATCGCCTTTTACCTGAAAAGGGGGTGAGAAAATGCTGAACAAAGAACAACTCGACAACTTCAAGCCGTTTTTGCCGGAACGGGAAACCACGCACAACGTGTTCATCCCGCCCGTCCCGCGCAAGAAAGTTGCACCCAAGAACTTCGTGGTGTTGCCGAACAGCACAGAACGCGAAAGTGTCGCTGACATTCAAGCCCGCTGGGGGGTGAAAAACAAATGATCGAGCGCATCTTCACCTGGTTCGTGTTGCGCGACGTGTGCCCTTGCCGATTCGGCAAGCACGGTGCAAAACTGTGCGACAAGATTGACCGTCGCGTCTACGGCAGCTAGTTTGTTGCAGCACACTCGCCTGAGTGTGTTGCGATGAATTAGACACCAAAGGAGGTGAAAACAATGGGAATGACGATTACCTACAAAAAGGGCACAGACGGTGAAGCCCTGCTTGTTTCTCGCTATCACGATTTGGTAGCAGAAGCCGGAGAGTATCACAACAACACAACGCCGGCTGCAAAGGCATACGCCGAAAGGCTCGACAATGCGATCAACCGTGTTGTTGAGGCTCTCGGTTATGTGCCTGAGTAAAGGGTCAGGTTATGTGCCCGAGTAAGACCCCTACGGTACTCATACGGTTGTATGAGTTCCGCCGGAGTCTGACTTGCCAAAAGGCAAAGGTTTCCGCGATATATATCAAAAATCGGTAGAGCCTGTAGTTATGATGCTCTTCTTATAGGGAAACGGAAACCTTGATGTAGACCGGAAACCTCGGAAACCTACCGGAAACCTCATGGGTAGGATTCGGTAGGATTCAGTAGGAAGGTACCTCATTCCTAGAAGTATATTATCATAGTAATACTACTGTGTCACAGGTGCAGGATTGTTGAACAATTTGTTCATCCTTAAGGATACCCACAAAAGTCAACAGACGATTAGCCAATTTAAGGCCCTCGTGTAGCTTCTGCGACTTGCAAATCTCCGCCCCATGTGGTAGTCTCTCAGGATGCGCAAAAGGTACTCCATCGTCTGCTTTTCTTCCACACTAGACGATTACGGAGTGTATGGGTTTGAGGCACGTAATTCGTACAACACGTCTTTGGTCTTTCGTGGTACTCTTCAGAAGTGCTTAGAATTCGGAAAGCTTGTTTACCCTTACCCGCTAGATCCGCAAACAGGCAGGCAAAGGGCATACGGGTTGTACCCGGTATTAGGCACTTGTGAAGAGTGTCAGAAGGCTCCGGCCAAACACAGACACCACGTCGATAAGGATACGTTTAACAACCACCGCAGTAACATACGTTTCCTTTGTCGAAACTGTCATGCAAAGACTCATTAAAGGGAGGTGACTCTCGCGTGAAGTTCAAGTACACGTTCGTCTACAAAGACGACGACGGCGAACGCGCAATAGGTTCATTGCGGCGTAATGCCGATCACCCTACGACGAACAAAACCGGCGGGTTTACGGCAAAAGCGAACGCGCGCTACCACACCATCAAGTACAACCGCTAGATTTACTACAGCGCACACCCACCTGTGCGTTGTGGTAAAACTAGCCCCCTAGCAAGAAAGGACGTAAATGCACTCGTCGGGTGGACACGGTATGAACATGGACATACCGAACCTGAGTACGCGAAAGGAACTGTTCGCGGATCTGATGGTACAAGCGGGAGAGGCAACCCGCATCGTAAGTCACGACGTCGAAGAGAACTTGTACGACGCTATCAAGGCTTTCGCGAACAAGTACGGCCTGAACTTCCGCGAAGCAGTTTCCCTTATCTACAACACCGAGTACAACAACTAGTTGTTACGGGTGCCTTACTTAACAATAAGGCATTCGTAACCACTGGTCATAGAAAGGAGGGTTGAAAATGACCGAACTAGCAAGCACCACTGACCTTGACCGCGATTCATTCGTGAGTCGTGCTCAGGAGAACAGGCAGCGATTCGAGACACTGTACGCATGGCACATGCAGGCGTACACCCTCGGCGGAATTCCGTTGCCGTACACCGCAACTGAGGACTGGATCGACGTAACGGTGTCTCATTGGAACAGTGAGACACAGCAGTACGATCTAGACCTTGAAGCGTCAAGACAGGCAATCGCCAAGGTTGCCAAGTTCGTTGCACGGGCGTCGAACGCGATTGTGACGAAGGACTGGACTGAAAGAGAGCTTCAACTGGACGTTCAGGTTACTTCGCTCGACGAGACAAAGACGTACACCGTTACATACAAGGTCAACCGTGAAGCGGTGTGCGAGAAGAAGGTCGTCGGTTACGAAGATGTGCCGGAATACGTTAGACCGGCATACAAGAAGGAAGTCGTTGAGTGGGAATGCACCGACGTAAGCCTGCTCAAGATCGCAGACCAGTAAGCACGTAACACAAACCGCAATAAAGGGGTGAGTGAGGCTACCATTAGCTCACTCACCCCAACCGAAAGGCAAAGGTAACAATGACTAGAACTACAATCAGAGAAAGGATCGGCGAGACTGATTATCTCGCAACCTGGCTACCTCTCAATAAGATGATCGTAGTGGATCGTAATAGAAAGTACTACGCGATCATCAGGAACATATCGACGTTCGAGGATGCACAAAACTACATGAAGAACTGGTTCGCACACAACGCGCCAGAACGGCAGTAATGCCAACTTACACACACGCGGAGATAGACCACCGCTGTCATAACTACGTCGCATTTTGGGCGTGTTATGACAACGGTGATCGTATCTTCTGTTATTCAGACCTTATCACCCAAAGTGATAGATTCCCATATCCAATGTTCAGGAATACGATCTACGACAACCCTTCACAAGATCATTATGACGATTGGCTGCGTATTTTCGCTAGGTAAAGGAGTGAACCGTGTCCGATTGGAATGCAGTTTGTTTCGCGGCGATGCAGCCCAGAGGCAATAAGCTCTGGCAGAGCATCATCGACAATATGTTCAAAGAGATCGCACAGTACTTGGAACTGCGCGATATGATGAAGTAACATGAACACAGAACAGAAAGTCACCGTGTTGAAAGCGGCTGCACGTCTGTCTGCAACCATTGGTTGCTTCATGTTTCTGCTGCCGTTCTTCCTCATCGCACTTGCCCTGTGCGTTCTTGCGATCATATCGGGGATTGCAAGTCTGTGACAAACAGACTCACACCAAAGCTGGTAAACGGCAAGTGGGAGTTTGACGTTGATATACCGAATAAGGTCGATAAGCCATCACGCTACATAGGCGTAACTGGCCTTGAATATGAAGTGTTCGATTCGTTCGTAGAGGCAGATGCTTATGTCAAGGTGTATCAACTAACGTACTACGAACACACAAGCAGAGACGGTACGAAGGAGATACTGCCAGTTTCGACGCAGGTCAAGTAGTGTCCACCAACAGAACGGAAGGGCAACATGAGACTCGTTCACTACAACGACATACCAGTTTTTAAGGAACGAGGCTACATCGTTATAAAGATGGCATCGAACGGCGATGCTTACATGCGTAGTGACAACCAGAAGCATGATAAGCGAACACGCAAGCAAAAAGGTAAGTAGAAAGGGGGTGGACAAATTGATTACATTGGAATATCGTTCTAATAACAGCGGTGGCAGCTGGTGGCTTAGTGATGATGACTGGCACAAGCTTGCTGCTGCTAATTGGGACGTAAAGTGGCAATCTGATCCCGAGAACGTTTACTTGGGTAAACCATCATCTGACGGAAGATGGTTGGGAGCACTTGCCACCAGAGCGTCCAAGCAGTTTGAAACACCACAAGAGGGAATCCGCGAATGGCAAGAGATAACAGGAAAAGATCCCTCGGAGATTGGCTGCACTTGCTGTGGAGAACCGCACAATTTTGAGTACAGAGATCAGGACGGCGAGTACCACTACACAAGTGTGGACATAACAGAAACAACTCTTCAATGGAGATAAACTAGCCCTACAAAGGGCTAGTAGAGAGTTAGAGTGCAAGCAGTAAACGAGTATGCAGGCTCTAACTCTCTACTAGCTCATTTGTGAGAAAGGAGGTTACTAAATGAGTAAGATCACAGAACTACAGTTTGGTCTACTAGTGCAATTGGTAGACGAAAAGGATCTTTCTTCTTTGCCTACCGCGCAGCGGGAATATTTGCTGCGTGAGCCTAAGACTTTTTGGGCCATGAGCAAAGATCAGGCGAGCAACGCAATTACGGTCCTTAAGACTTGCCCAAACACCCCGCCTGTGCCGCCTTGCGAAAACGGTACAGCGCAAGTTGCAGATGCAACTAATGACAAGCCTGCAACTAAGGAAGTACCACAAGGGTACTACTTCATCGTAGACCCGACAGACGGTGTTGAGAAGTTCTACCGAATAAACAAACCGCAGCAAGGCAAGTGGAAGGGGTATACGTTCATCGATGTTCAGGCGAGCGATTATTTTTACCCCGTCAAGAACCGTCAACACCGTGAAGCAATCCTAGCCGAAATCGCGAAAGATCCTATTACCGCAACAAATGCTTATGGCATAAGGCTAGGACGTTGCGGAGTTTGTGGCCGAACACTCACAAACCGTGATAGTCGTTTGGCAGGAATTGGCCCTATCTGCGGGCCAAGACTTCGCAGGTACTACGCAATCGCACTAACGCCAGAAGACATTGCCTTGTTGATGAAGGAGGCAGAAGAAGTTGACGACTAAGACACTTCCAACGGACAAAGTTCAGAAAGCTCTACAAGCCGGTTTGGACAGATCATTTTACCTACGTTCACCCAATCGACAACAGGGTGAACCGGGTGGTAAAATGTATGCCAACGGCTATCAAGCGGCGGTTCTACAAATCGCCTATTCACTAGGACTCAAACTAAAGGTGTGAGAAGGTTGAGCAATACTGATCCAGAGCTTCAAGCTGCACTAACGGAGATCGTCAGAGAACAACAAGAAAAAGCTGCTGAGAATGAGATTCTGCGTAAAGCAGCTATCATTCTTTCGCATCGTAAGTACGACAGAGACAGTCAAGTGTTCTCTGAGACGGTCAAGTGGCCTCGCCGCAAGTACTCAGCTCGTCGTTTAAGAGCAGTACTAACGGTAATATTTATCGACGGGGAGTGAATATGCCACACAAGACAGGTCACAACAAGGGCATTCTTGCGGCGAAGAAAGCACGCAAGCGTGAAGAGGCAGAAGAGCGTAACGCTCGTACTCCTGTCGAGCGCACAAGGGCATACCGTCGTGCGAATAACGCCTAGGGATCTGATCGAAGCGGCGGTAGAGTACGCCGATAGATTTCCCGATCAGTCAGACGAAAACGTCATCGAACACGTAGAGTTCGTGTATCAAATCATCATCAAAGAGAACACCGTTGCGTACATGATTGTTCTAACCGCATACAATCATGGGACAGCGGAAGCACACGCGCAGTACAAAAGGCTAACGAAGTAGTAGCAAAAGCAGGGCTAGTCACTAGCCTTGCTCTGGCAACTACTAGAAAGGAGGGTTAGATGAGTAGACAATCACCGGCAGACGTGTACGAGACTTATATTCGTACAGCCGACGGACAAACGTACTACGCCGAAGATGCCAAAGAGGGGATTAAGCAGTTCCTCTCAGACGACGGGTATCGTATCTCGTTCAACATCGAAGGTGTAGTTATCACGCTCCGCAAGGGTGTCGAAGTTGACACAGATATGACTTGGCTCGATGAAATGCTTACGGGTCAAGTGAGTGTGAACTGCGCGGTAACTATCAGGAAGCACGATGAGTAGACACTCAGTTCAACCGCTAAATCCCGACCACACTATCATCGTTGGTTGGGATGATCCCCTTGAAACATTCTTTGCACAGGTATGGGACAATTCCATCGAACTGTCAGAGGATGACGAAGAGGACAAACAACTCGTCTTTATGGTCGGATACGTCGGTAAAGAAGTTCCGACCGTAGAGAAGCTGCAAGAAGTATTGCAGCCGTTCGCGCATATCACCGACGAATTTGTGCGTAAGCTTCAAATGGACTACGAAAACCGCTCGGAGCCTAGTCCACTCCAACAACACATCAGACGCATCTTTGAAGCGTAGTAGTAACTAGCCCTTCTAGGGCTAGTGAGCTAGTGGATATGAGCTTCCTTTGCCATGTTCATGGCTGAGTGATTAAGCGTTATTCACTAGCTCACTAACCCTAGAAAGGAGGTGACAGATTATGAAGTACATTGAGCTTATGAGTGAGCGCGTACTAGGCGAGCGTCTGAAAGCTGACGAGACTACAACTACGATCGCTCTTACTCATGCAATACCATTTCAATTCGGACGTGAAGAATACACCGATGAGGAAATGGGAACGTGGACAAAAACGATTATCCGAACGGGCGCGATCTATATTCTCGAAGATGAATATATGATGCCTGATTGGGATATGATTCGTGATATGCCACTAGAACTTCCGCCGCTTCCGTTCCCTCGACTAGTTATCGAGGGAACCAAGGACGGTGAGCCTGTCGTTATGGCATGGAAAACTGAAAAGCCACCACATGATGAGCTTATAGATTTAAGTCTCATTGTTGTGTTAGAAGTAGAAGCTGGCATAAAATGGAACGTTTGTTTCGTGCTTGAGGGTAAGAACGGGTATCATCCCTGGCTCTTTCAAGTTGATAACAGAAATGGCGAATTGGTAATGCTTTTTCCAAATCGTCTCACTGATCTAATCAGAGAAGCAAACGAGACTGATGTGAAGGAGATAACACGAACGTTTGCCAAGTACACAATCCAGTGTATTCACGTCATAACCGCGAAAAATGCACCGAAAGAAAAGCTTGATCTAGGTAGACCGCAACGCAGGGCATTCAAACGTAAGTATCACATTGAGCCGCCTGCTGTGTATCGCGTAAAACTAGGGCAAGCGGGCGATCAAGAGGGTTACGGCGGTTGGCACTACAAAGTTAGATTCCTCGTTTGTGGTCACTGGCGTCATTATGACAACGGAGCACGAACGTGGGTAAAACCGTACATCAAAGGTCCAGTTGGCGCACCGTGGAAAGGTAGACCAGTACACGAAGGAGAGTAATAATGCCGGAACTTGAGCAGTACGAAGTCACCTTCCGTAATAAAGATACCAGCGATTTAGTTTCATGCTGGTCAGTATTCTACATGGCTGATAGTTTTGGTCATGCGGAAAAACAGGCAAAGCTTGAGGACATTCAGAGCGACGATGAGATCATCAAGATCGAGCGTGGTTAATACCTAGTTGCGCGCGCACAGAGTTAGACTCTTGCAAGTGTAACAGCTTGCAAGGGTGTAATTCGGTGTTTAGAAAGGAGGTCAATGCTAACCGCACAACATTACGAAGCAATCGCAGAAATAATCGCACAGGAGCACGCTAAGGGCAACGCCGAGTCTAAGATTACTACGGAGACAATAGCGTTTAAGCTCGCGGTGTACTTCAAGCATGACAATCCAAGTTTCGACAGGGAAAAATTCATGTACGCATGTGGGATGGGAGGGTAATGCGGTTGTTTGAAAAGCGCAAGCCGAAGGAGTTCTACAAGATGATCGAAGATCCTACATTTCCATACAGGATTGGTAGGATTACGGGGGCAGCTGAGATTGCAAGTCAGTTGCTCTTGCATCAGGAAAAGCCAGACGTGCAGATAATTGGTACTGCACTAGGCAATACAGTAGCGTGGTTCTTCGACGATGAAGGGATAAAGGATGAACGAGGATGATTTTGAAGAGCTTATTGCACAAGTGGACGAACACGGAGTAGAAGCAGTAACTCTTCTGTACAACGAGGCTAACTCGTTTGCACCAGTTGAGTTGCAAGTAACCAACGTTCAATACGAGGATGGGAAGATCGTAGTCAGACTGGAACGGTAGTATGAATCTAAACCAGATACATGAAGGAGAGGACTACGCCTGGATCTCACAGAGAGGAAGAGGCGAGAACTACAGACGATCAGGTTTTTATCGTCTGAAAGTAATTCGCACGTTTTCTCAACGCGAGTACGGTAATACGAAAGATACTGGCTATGCGGAAGGGTTTGATCTTGAGCCAGAAACTGGTGAGTTCAAGCTCGACCTAGACGGTAATCCTCGTATAAGATCAGTTCGTGCTCGCGATGTAGTTACTCTGTGGGAAGAATACGCAGACGAACACGAACGTAAGGAAATCATCTACAAAAAGCAGCAAGAAGAGTGGGAACGAAAATACGAAGAGCGTAGAAAACAACGTGCCGAACGTGAAGAGAAAGAACGTTTGGTGCGTGAAGAACGTGAGCGCATAGAGCGTGAAGAACGAGAGCGTATCGAACGCGAACGACAAGAACGTGAAGAAAGAATCTTCACAGGTCTGAAAGAGAAGTACGGTATCGAAAAGACCGACGGTTACATTTCTATTGCAATGAACGCAGGACTTGTAACCGTGTACTTTGACAGACCTAAGCTCGAACAGGAATTAAATGGAGGTACAACAGAAGGAGTGGATAGACTTGCCGGGTAGACCACTATCGACACAAGAGTTGAAGTCTGCAATGAATCAGATTGCAAACGAAACTCATGTAAAAAGGTGGCCCGAACCACAAGACATGAAAACGTTAGCTGAAGCTGTGGATAAGAAACAATCTACAGTTCAGTTGAATGGTACCAAGTTCAAGATCAGATATAAAACTAAGTTCAACAACGCAGTATTCGTTAGTCCGGTGAAAGATGGTATATTCGTCCCATGCGGTTACTTCAATGTTGATAAGCTGCATGGACTTCTGTAATGCCAAAGCCACTATCACCAGATCAAATCAATCAGCTTCTAAAGCAGGAAGCTGAAAAACCAACAAGAGGACCAAGTAAGAAACTCGAGTTGTTAGACACTCGAATCGTAACTAACTGGTTCAAGTTGTCTCATCATCTCTGTATGCCAAGTTGTGAACATAGACAAAATGCTCCAGGCGATAGAGCCTGTTGGAATCCTAATTGCGAGGATCATACACGAACATCTAATGATCGTGGTACTATGATTGTCGTTGAAGTAAAAGGCCAATGGATTTGTCGCTACTGTTATCTGGCAGGCTATCTCAGATGACAAAGACTCAAGCTTACGCCGGAGCACTTTACGCAAGAATGGAGGAAGAAGCTAACGAAAATAATTTATGGGTAGGTAAGATAGTAGAGACTTGCACGTCTTTAGGCATTCCCGCTGGTGGCTATAACAGAGCAATGAACGCACTACGCAAGTTAGAATGCGTAGAGCTACTAGCGAGGGGAAGCGGCGGCGATCGTCAGTCCATCGTTCGGCTAGTTCGGCCGCCGACTCCCGAGGTCTGGCAGGACGGCTTTGTAAAGTCTCGCGATCCAAGCTTGACAACCGGCCCGTCCCTTGATATGCTACGGCAAGAGGTGAGGGACATGCAAAAACAGATAGGAGGTCTAAATCTTATAGACGCACTAGCGAACTTCGAAAACAGGATCGCAACACTCGAAAGGTTTGTAGAAACACAAACCGCTTCATATAACCCAAGCAGTACAACCAAAGGAGAGCAGTAAATTGGCTGGACGCGCACTTGATATGAGTCAGATCGGTACCCTCCTCGCTTCTGCCAAGACTCGCGGAGACTACAAGGATTACCTCATCGACTTCATCACTGGCGAGAACGTTGGTGAAGAGGTCGATCTCTCGCAGGGTAATCTCGCAGGGAAAGATCCGAAGAACGTAGCACAGGGCTTCAA